GTGACTGAAGCTATCGAGTTCCTCGCGTTGCCAGCCGTCGAACGGCTGGTTGGTCTGAAGAAAAGCAAGATCTACGCGATGGTGACAGAAGGCCTGTTCCCGAAGCCGATCAAGCTCGGGCGCGCGAACCGCTGGCCCAACACCCATATCGCCGCGTGGCAGAAGGCGCAGATGGCCGCCTGATGCCCAACAGTGACGACGACCTGCTCGGCGTACTGCCGCAGGAAAAGCCGAAGCGTGGCGGCGGCCGACCGACCAACGAAGCTGTTGCCGCGCGCGAGAGTGAGCGGCGCGCACAGATCGAAGAGAGTCTTCGGGGGTCGCAGTTCGCCAAGCAGGGCAAGAGCGCCCTGGGCGATCCGTATAGCATCCAGGCCGGCGTCAACATCACCTGGCTCTGTCAGGCCTTCCGGCAGGACATCAAGACTGTCCGCCGCAAGCTGGCCGACCTGGACCCGATCGGTGTCGGCGCCCGGAAGATGGAGATCTACGACTTCCCCGCCGCGGCCTCGCGACTGGCCAAGCCGCTGCCCGACGCGATGGCCCAGTTCATCCGGGGGATGCGGGTCCAAGACCTGCCGATCCAACTGCAGCATCCGTATTGGTCGGCCATGCGGGTCCGCCAGATCTACGAGGAACACGCTGGCCAGCTATGGAAAACCGACGACGTCCTGGAGGTCTTCGCCGACACCTTCAAGACCATCAAGTCGCAGATGCAGCTCTGGGTGGATGACGTCGATTCCAATCAGGAGCTTACCAATGACCAGCGCATCCTGCTCGGCCAGATGGTCGATGGGCTCCAGGATGACATCCACGCCCGCCTGGTCGAGATGCCCAAGCTCAAGCAGACCCGCAGTTCGGCAGAGGCTCCCGACATGAAGTCGATGAAGATCGACCTGGCCGAGGACGACGCGGACGTGATCGGATGAGCCGCCCCAAGTTGCTCGACCTTTACTGCGGAGCGGGTGGCGCAGCCAAGGGCTACCACGACGCTGGCTTCGACGTGACCGGCGTCGATCTAAGCCCGCAGCCCCGCTTCCCATTCAAGTTCGTCGAGGGCGACTGCCTAGTGCTAGACCCGAAGTGGATCAGGCGGAACTTCGACGCGGTCCACGCGAGCCCGACCTGCCAGGCCCATACGAAGCTAAAGACCATGCACAATGCCCGCCCCCACCTGGACCTTATCCCAGGGACGAGGGCGATCCTGGAGGCCTGCGGGCTGCCCTGGATCATTGAGAACGTCGTCGGCGCTCCGCTGATAGACCCTATCATCCTGTGCGGCACGATGTTCGGGCTGGCGGCCGGCGAGCTGGAGCTTCAGCGCCATCGTCAGTTCGAGGCCAACTTCAAGCTCTACGGCTCGACCTGCCGCCATCACGGCCGCGGCACGATCGGCATCTACGGCGATCACATCCGCGACAGGCGCCGGCGCGCCGGCAGCCAGGACCGTGGCCGAGCTGACCCCACGTTCGCGGACGGCTGCAAGGCCATGGGCATCGACTGGATGCAGATGACCGAGCTGTGCCAGTCGATCCCGCCGGCCTACACAAGCTTCCTGGGCGCCCAGCTCCGCTACCAGGTCGAGACGTGGGACCTTATCGGATGAACGAACGCGAAAAGATTGCTGCCATCATCCGTGCTCTGCGGGCCAAGACCGTTGAGAACGGCTGCACCGAAGATGAGGCCATCGCCGCCGCGGCGAAGATCGTGGAGCTGCTCGCCCGCTACAACTTGACGGTGGACGAAGTCGAGATGCGAGCTTCGCCGTTCAAGAAGCACAAGGAGGTCCACTATGACCCCGTTGGCGAGCGGGTGTGGAAGCCGGCGGTCGCCATCGCGAAGCTGACGGGCTGCACGACCTGGAAGTCCGGCCCTGGCGTGCATCCGGCAGAGATATACTTCTTCGGCTTCGAGCATGAGGTCGAGATCGCGAAATACCTGCTGGAGGTTTGCGCTGGCGCCATGCGGCGTGAGCAGGACAAGATCCTAGTGAACTACCGCCGTCTGGCGCCGGCGATGCAGCGCCGCAGGGTAGCCCCGTTCCTCGACGGGATGGCAGACCGGCTCTATCGGCGCATCCTCGAACTCATTCCGCCGACCCCGACCGGCACCGGCCTGGTGGTCCTGCGCAATGCGCTGCTCGCCAAGGCGCTGAAAGATACCGGAGTCGCCCTGAAGAAGACAAACGCCCGACCCAGCCTAGACTATGACCCGGCCTACGGCGCCGGGCGCCGGGCGGCTGACAAGGTGGCGCTGAACCCGGCCCTCGGCGGCAGCGGCGCTATCCGAGCCCTGCTGGGATGACCTTCCAGTACCCTTCGATCCAGGACATGATCGTGGACACGGCGGCCCTCATCCGGCCGCCCGAGCGCCTCACCGTGTCCCAGGCGGCGGCGAAGTATCGCTACCTGAACAACCCCGGCTCCTTCGTCGGCTACTGGAACAACGACTTCGCCCCCTACCTGATCGAGCCCATGGATGTGCTGACGTCCCTGGACTACACGGGCATGATCTTCGCCGGCCCGGCGCGTACCGGCAAATCCGATATGTTTTTCAATTGGATGGGTCACACGGCGATCTGCGATCCCGCTGACATGATGCTCGTCCACATGACGAACAACACAGCCCGCGACTGGTCCCAGGGCGACCTGGCCAAGGTGTTCCGCCACTCGAAAGCGATCGGCTCGAAGCTGTCCCGTGGCCGGCAGAACGACAACGTCCACGACAAGCACTTCACGTCCGGGATGCGCCTCCTGGTCAAGTACCCAGCCATCTCCGAGCTGAGTGGCAAGACGATCCCGCGGCTGTGGCTGATGGACTACGACCGCATGACCCAGGACGTGGAGGGTGAAGGTAACCCCTTCGACCTGACCCGGACCCGCGCCGTGACCTTCAAGAAGTTCGGCATGTGCGTGGCCGAGTCCTCGCCCGGCTTCGAGGTCGAGGGCGCCAACTGGATCGCGGGCTCCCCGCATGAGGCGCCGCCGACCGAAGGCATCCTGGCGCTCTACAACCGCGGCGACCGGCGCCGCTGGTACTGGAGCTGCCCGCAGTGCCAGGGCAAGTTCGAGCCCGACTTCCACCTGTTCGACTACCCGAAGTCCAGCGATCACATGGAAGCCGCCGAGCAGGTCACGATGATCTGCCCGTTCGACGGCTTCCCGATCACGCCCGACTTCAAGAAAGAGCTGAACATCGGCGGCCGTTGGATCAAGGACGGCATGGTCTGGATGCCCGATGGCCAGATCGTCGGCAAGCCGTTCCGCACCGATATCGCCTCCTTCTGGATGAAGGGTCCTGCCGCCGCGTTCCAGGACTGGAAGACCCTGGTCCTGAAGTACCTTCAGGCCACGGAGGACTACGACAAGACAGGCAGCGAGCAAGCGCTGAAGACGACGACCAACGTCGATCAGGGGCTACCCTACACGCCCAAGGCGACGCTGATCGAGCGCCTGCCCGAAGACCTGAAGAACCGCGCGGTCGATTGGGGCGGCGAGGCCAACGAGCCTGTCGTGCCCCCCGGCGCGCGGTTCATCATCGCCACGATCGACGTGCAGAAGCGGGCCTTTGTCGTGCAGGTCCATGGCATCGGGGTCGGTGGCGATATTTGGATCATGGACGCCTTCAAGATCAGGCACTCCGCGCGCCTGAACGAACAGGGTGAGCGGATGGTCCTGGACCCTGCCGGCTACCCCGAGGACTGGCAAACCCTGGTGGACCAGGTCATCGAGCGCACCTACCCGCTGTCGGATGGCTCGGGCCGCCGGATGATGGTCAAGGCCATCGGCTGCGACTCCGGCGGTAAGGCCGGCGTGACGACCAACGCCTACGCCTTCTGGCGCTGGCTCAAGAGCGACCCGTCGATCTCGCACGCCAACCATCACCGACGCTTCCAACTGGTCAAGGGCGAGCCCAGCAAATCCGCGCCGCGCATTCGGCTCGGCTATCCCGACAGCCAACGGAAAGACCGGAACGCGGGCAACCGCGGCGATGTCCCCGTCCTGTTCATCAACTCGAACCTGGTGAAGGATCAGATCTCCGCGATGCTCGGCCGGATCGACCCGGAGGGCGGCATGGTTCACTTCCCGAGCTGGATGCCCGACTGGCTCTACACGCAGCTCACCGCCGAGACCCGGTCATCCAAAGGCTGGACGAATGGCAACAAGCGCAACGAGGCCTTCGACTGCCTGGCCTATGCCGTGGCCATCGGCCTGAACGCTCGCCAGGTCATGCCGCCGGTCGAGAAGATCGACTGGGGGAACCCGCCGAAGTGGGCCGCAGACTGGGATTTGAATGACCTCGTCTTTGCCGACAAAATCAACAAAAGGTTTGCTACTCAACCCAAAAGTGTTATTGACTTGGAGGCTCTAGGTTCCGCTCTCGGCTAGGATGTTAGATGCTGTCACCGGCCGACCTGCAGATCGCCAAGACGAACCTTGTAGCCGCGCAGGCCGCCTACCACAGCCTGGTTCTGGGTAATGCCGTAGCGTCCTTCAAGGACAGCAACGGCGAGTCGGTGACCTACACCGCCGCCAGCGCCTCGCGCCTAGCCGACTACATCAAGACCCTTCAGGACCAGATCAACCCGTGCGCGCGCATCTCTGCGCCGATGAGGTTCTGGTTTTGAAATACTCGCCCGATATCGAACTTCTGCTTGGGAGCGCGGCCCACGACGCGATCCCGGCCGCGCCGTCTCCCGCCGCCGGTGATCTCCCGGTAGCGGGAGGCGGCGACAGGGCGTTGGTGGGTGGCGCTTATGAGGGCGCGCGGATCTTCGACAAGGAGATCGCCCTCTGGCAGCCCGGCCTCGGCTCGGCCGACATGGACCTGCTTCCCGAGAAGCCGTTCATCGACGCCCGCGTCCGCGACAGCTTCCGCAACGACGCCTACGTGGCGAACGGCGGCGAGCTGCAGAAGGACAACATCGTCGGCGCGTCGTTCCTCCTGAACGCCAAGCCCGCCACCAAGGCCCTCGCTCAGGTCGATAAGACCTTCGACGAGTCCTGGGAATCCGAGATGCAGGAGGAAGTGGAGACGATCTTCACCCTCCTGGCCGAGAGCCCGAACAACTGGCTCGACGTCACCCGCGTCAACACCCTGACCGAGATGACGCGACTGGCCGTGGGCATCCATTCGGCGGCCGGCGAAGTTCTGGCCACGGCCGCGTGGATGCGCGACGGGCGCCCGTTCAACACCGCTCTCCAGATGATCGACCTCGATCGCCTGTCTAACCCGTTCGGGCAGTGGAACAACCGCAACCTGCGCGACGGCGTGGTGAAGACCGACTACGGGATGCCGGTCGGCTACCAGATCCGTAACGGCCACCCCGCCGACTTCAACAACTTCGGCACCCTGGACTATCAGAAGTGGACCTTGGTCCCGGCCGCAAAGCCGTGGGGCCGACTTCAGACTCTCCACATCCTGGAACAGAACCGCGTCGATCAGAGCCGCGGCGTCTCGGGCATCGTCTCGATGCTCAAGGAACTGCGGATCACCAAGAAGTTCCGAGACGTCGTGCTCCAGAACGCCGTGGTCAACGCGACCTACGCCGCCTCGATCGAGTCCGATCTGCCGAGCGATCAGGTTATGGCGCAGCTCGGCGGCGGCAACGTCTCCGAAGCCGCATACCAGGAAGCCATCACCCAGTACGGGCTGGGTTTCCTCGGCGCCATCGGCCAGTATGCCAAGGGCTCCAAGAACATGGCGATCGACGGGGTGAAGATCCCGCACCTGTTCCCCGGCACGAAGCTGCAGATGCGGCCCGCCGGGCAAGGTGGCCCACTCGGCAACGACTTCGAGCAGTCGCTGCTGCGCTACATCGCGGCGGGCCTGGGCGTGTCCTACGAGCAACTCTCGAAGGACTACAGCCAGTCGAACTACTCGTCCGTCCGTGCGGCGATGACCGAGACGTGGAAGACCATGCAAGGGCGCAAGCGGCGCGTGGCCGATCGCTTCGCCGGCACCGCCTACCGCCTGTGGCTGGAAGAAGCCATCAACAAGAACGCGCTCTCCACGATCCCCGTGTCGAAGAAGGATCTCTTCTACACGGGAGGCAAGCTGAACCTGCGCTTCGACGCCATCGCCGGATGCGAGTGGGTCGGCGCCAGCCGCGGCCAGATCGACGAGCTTAAGGAAACCCAAGCCGCGATCCAGCGCATCCTGTTCGGCCTGTCCACCTGGGAAGACGAACTCGGTCGCCTGGGCAAGGACTGGCGGAAGGTGTTCGCCCAGATCCAGCGCGAGCAGACCGACCGTGAGACGCGCGGCATCCTTCAAAACATCCAGTCCGATATGGCGAACGCCACGACGGGCGCCGTCAGCACCGATGAACCGGGCGAGGGCACCACGGCCGAGGGCGCGGCCGGCGCTCCCGCCAGCGGCGCCAAGAAGCCCGCCCCGAAAGGCGCAAAGAAATGACAGCCAAGAATCCTTTGATCGCCCGCTTCGTGGGTGCGGCTGCTGCGGCCTTCGTCGCCGCCGAGAGCCAGACCCAGTTCGAGAGCTGTCTGCATGAAGCTCACCAGGTCATGCAGCACCCGGCGTACCTTGAGGCGGTAGCCTCGCAGGTCAACGCCGGCCCAGCCGACTTCTGGGCGTTCGATCCGAACTCCTACATGGCGTCGCTGCGCCCGTATGTCGTCGTAGACGGCATCCTCCAGATCCCGGTCAAGGGAGTGCTCCTGCACGACCTGCCGTATGCCCTGGGCTCCTGGGCCACCGGTTACGCCTACATCTGGGAAGCGTTCAAGCGCGGCATGGCCGACCCGGCAGTAAAGGGCATCGCCCTGGTCTGCGACTCGCCTGGCGGCCAGGTGGCCGGCAACTTCGAGCTGGTCGATAAGATGTGGGCGCTGAAGGGCTCCAAGCCCATCCGTGGCTTCGCCTCGGAGTGCGCCTATTCGGCCGCCTACTCGATCATCTCCGTGTCCGACGTGATCTACGTCACGCGCACCGGCGGCGTTGGTTCGATCGGTGTCGTGACGTCCCATGTGGATACCTCCAAGGCCGATGCGAAGTACGGTCTAAAATTCACCTTTATCTATGCCGGTCAACATAAAGTTGACGGTAATCAACATGAACCGCTGCCCGCCGATGTCAAGGGCCGGATTCAAAAGCGCATCGACGCGCTCTACGCCGTTTTCGTGTCCACCGTGGCGCGGAACCGGGGGATGGAGGAACAGGCCGTTCGGGACACCGAGGCCCTGACCTTCACCGCCGAAGACGCCCTGTCGATCGGACTAGCCGACAAAATCGGCTCGCTCGACGACTCCCTGGCCGCATATGCGGCTGACCTGTCCCCCGATGAAGGAGACGAATCCATGTCCACCCCCCAAGGGACGGTCGAACAAGCCGTCCATGAAGCTGCCGTCGCCAGCGCACGCGCCGAAGGTCTTGCCACCGGCATCACCCAAGGCACCGCTGCCGGCCTGAAGGACGGCGCCAGCGCCGAACGCACTCGGATCAGCGCCATCCTGGCGTCGGCCGAAGGCAAGGAACGCCCGGTCGCCGCGCTCGCGGCTGCCACGGATACCGAGCTGAGCGTCGAAGCTGCCGCGACCTTCCTGGCCAAGATGCCCAAGGAAACCGCCGTCGCTGCCGTCGCCCCGGCGAACGGCTTCCTGGCCGCGATGGAAACCGGCGACAACGCGGCTCTGCTGGCGAGCGGTCATGCCGCTGCCGATGCTGTCGTCAATGCCGACAGCCCGGACACCGTCCTGGCCGCCGCCGCCGCCTTCGGCATCCCCGGTATGCGGGCGCCTGCCAAGCAGTAGCCCGACCTCTCGCCCATCTCTTCAACCGCAAGGATTTGCGCCATGAACGACGTGACCATCCCGTATCCCAACCCCGGCGTTGCGAGCTTTGAACAGCTCGACACCTGGCATCAGCAGTTCTACCTGGCCGGCAGCTATCCGCCGTCCAAGACCCACACCTTCCAGGTCGAGCAGAACCAGACCCTGGCTCAATTCCAGGTCGTGGGCCTGAACGCCCGCCGCAAGCTGGTCCCGGCGACTGTCGTCGAGACGATCACCTACTACGCCGAGAGCGCGACCGTGGCGAACCCCGGTTCGGGCGGCACCAACGGCGTGCAAACCGTGACCGGCACGACCGGGACCGGCACGAAGTTCCAAGCGTCCGTCACCATTGCCGGTGGCGAAGTGGTCTCCGTCAACAGCTTCGTGGTGGAAGGCAGCTACTCCGTGGCTCCCGCCGCCCCGACTGTTGAACCCGTGACCGGCGCCAGCCTGACCGGCGCCGAGCTGAACGTCGTGTTCGCCGAACTGGTGAGCACTGCGGCCGGCATCCAGGCCATGGGCGTCATGACCGAAGGCGTCACGACCGTCGAAGGTCAGGACACGGTGGGGCTGCCCGTCTTCTACTCGGGCAACTTCGACAAGAACACCCTGGTTTGGGACGCGTCCTTCGCTCAGGACTCGGACAAGTTCAACGCCTTCCGCGGCGCGCCGTCCCCCACCCAGATCGTCATCGGGGATCGTCAGGGCTCCTAAGCTCGAACGTCGCCTTCCAAATCAACTTTTAGTTTAGGAGCCAACCAAAATGGCGAATCCCTACGAACTCTGGTCCTTCCACAAGTCTCTGGGAGTGGTCCGCAACGTCATCCCCGAGTTCACCTACTGGTCCGATATGTTCGGCAGCCAGATCAACTCGACCGACGAGTATATCGACTTCGAGAAGCTGCCGGCCCTGAACCGTCGTCTGGCGCCGTTCGTGCGTCCGCTCGGCACCGGCAAGGCGATCTACACCGACAACTCGACCGCCTACCGGTTCAAGCCGGCCTACGTGAAGCTGAAGGACGCGGTGGACTCCACCAAGATCCTGACGAAGATCCCCGGCATCGACCCGATCCTGGCCCCGGCCATCCTCAACAACCCCATGGCGCGTCGCGACGCCCTGAAGGCCGCCATGGCTGTTCAGCACGTCCGCACGATCCAACGTCGTTGGGAATGGATGGGCGCCCGCGCCATGATCGACGGCGGCATCACGATCTCGGGGCCGGACTATCCGTCCGTCTACCTCGACTTCCGCCGCGACGCCGGCCAGACGATCGTGCTGGGCTCGGGCAACCGCTGGGGTGACTCGGGCGTCTCGATCCTGGGCCTGATCCAGGAATGGGCCGATCTGATGTTCGCTCCGGTCGGCGGCTTCGGCGGCTTCCCGGTTCGCATCACCGTGGGCTCCAAGGCCTGGTCGGCGATGCGGGTGGACCCCGAGATCAAGGACAACATGAACAAGTTCTTCCCGGACACGGGAACCTTGGTCGAGCGTGGTCTGATCGGGTCCGAGAAGGTCATCAAGGTCGGCAATCTGGGCATCGGTGGCACGTCCGGCGCCCAGATGGAAATCTGGCTCTACCGCGACAGCTACCAAGCTGACGACGGCAGCGAAGTCCAGATGATGGAAGCCACGGACATCGTCATGACGGCGAGCCCCGGCGCCATCAACGGTCACCGTTGCTTCGGCGCGATCATCGACCCCTGGGCGGAATACCAGTCGTTCGACATCTTCGCCCGCAACTACATGACCCAGGACGACCCGGCGGCGGAATACATGCTGCACCAGTCCGCGCCTCTGATGGTTCCGATCAATCCGAACGGCACCCTCAAGGCGACCGTTGTCGCGGCCTAAGTCGAAACCCCTAAATCCCCCGGACGTGTGTCCGGGGGATCAACCAAAAGGTGATTTTATGCCTCTCGCTTTCGCGATCAATACCATCCATCACACCGCTCCCGCGGTGGGCAAAGCTGAGCCGAAGCGCACCGTCCAGAAGGCCGGCGCCGTGTTCATCCTGTCGGCCGAAGACAAGGCCGACTTCCTGAAGTTGAAGGCCGTGCGCGAGCCGACCACGGAAGAACTGCAGCTCTACGGCCTGGCCACCGGTCAGTACGTGGACAAGGCCTCGATCAAGAGTTCGACCAAGGTCGTGGCGCCCGTCGCTGAAGCCGAGACCCCGCCCGCCGTGGTGGCTGCCGTCGTCGGCGAATCCGACGACAGCATCGGCTGATAAGTGAGCGCCTTCCGTGACATCAAGCGGACGGCACGTCGGGACCTGCACCGGTTGGCGCAGGTCCCGGCTTACTACCTGCTGTCCGCCGACGCGGAGCCGACGCTCTGCCATGTGAGGCTGCACCTGACCTTCGGCACGGTTGGCGACATCAAAGGCGCCCGGATGTACCCGGCCGAGATGGTCAACGACTCCCCCAAGATCGTTTTCAACCTTGTCGAGTTTCCCCGGCCGTCCAAGGGCGGGATTATTTCGATCGAGGCTGGCGAGGCCTACCAGATCGACCACATGAGCCCCGTGGACGATGAGTTCCAGACCGCCGACGTCAAGCGCCTCACGGCCGCTCTGTGCGTCGGCCTGCCGGTTCCGGACCCCAATTCATGAGCGATGCCGGGAACTATGGCATCGCCGTCGAAGGCCTGGCCGACCTCACCGACATCACCAACCTGGATGAGCGTATTCTACGCAACGCCGCGCGGGCGATCAACACGACGGCCGACCGCGGGCGCACCGCCTCGGCCAGGGCGATCCTCACCCAAATTCACTTCCCAGCGTCCTACCTCAACCCGTCAGAGGGACGCCTCGTCGTCACCCAGCGCGCGGCCGGACAGAGCTTGAGCGCGACCATCAAGGGCCGTGATGCGCCGACATCCCTGGCCCGGTTCGTCGTGGGCTCGAAGAAGCCCCTGGCGCCGGGCGGCGTGACCGTCGAAGTGAAGCCCGGTCATGCCCGCTTCCTAAAGCGCGCCTTCATCTTCCCGCTGAAGAACGACAACCTCGGCCTAGCCATGCGAACCGCCGATGGGTCGCCGCCAGCCAAGGCCTACAAGCCCAAGAAGATCGGGGCAGGGCTCTACCTGCTGTTCGGCCCGTCCGTCGATCAGGCCTTCAAGGCAGTTCGCGAAGACGTCACGCCGGCCCTGCTCGACTTCCTGGATGACGAGTTCAACCGCCTCATGGATGCCGGCATATGACAGCTCCCGTACCCACGCGCCTGAAGACGCTGATCGCGCTCACCGATCTGCTGAAGACGATCACGCCGGACAACGGATACCAAACCGATCTGTCGGACTTCGTGGACGCCAACAGCAAGACCCAGAGCCGCGTGTTCCGCGGCCGTGCGCTGTTCGGCGAGGACGATCCGCTGCCGATGCTGGCCATCCTGGAGAACCCGCACGCGGACTTGGCGGGCGTCGTGTCGCCGCGGGGCGGCGCGGTGACGGAGTCGTCGTGGGAGCTGCTGATCCAAGCGTTCGTCGAAGACGATCTGGATAACCCTACCGACCCTGCGCACATCATCATGGCAGACGTGAAGCAGTGCCTGGCCACCGAACGGATGAAGATCCAGCGCCAGGGCCGAGACCCTCTGCGGAACACGTCCGGCATCCGCAACAACGATTTGCTGGGGATGGGCGGTGTCGTGACCGACATTAAACTCGCCCCAGGGGTGGTTCGTCCGCCCGATCAGACTTCAGCCAAGGCAATGTTCTGGCTGCAAGTGGCCCTGGTGATGGCTGAGGATATCTCAAAGCCGTTTGCCTAAGGGTCAAAATCAACCTATGGTAGACAACGCAACAAGGAGTTGATAATGGCGATCGTTCCCCCCTCTGAGAATAACTACACCCTTGGCCGGGGCGTGCTGTTTTTCGCGCCCTTCCTGCCTGGCACTCAAACCCCCAGCGGCGAGCGTGACTTCGGCGACGTCAACTCGATCGACATCACCTTCAAGACGACCGACCTGGATCACTATTCGTCTCGCGCGGGCGTGAAGGAACTTGATCAGTCGATCACCTTGCAGGTCGATCGCACCGGGTCCTTCACCACGGAGAACATCAACTCGGATAACCTGGCCCTGTTCTTCCTGGGTTCGGCTTCCAAGATCACCCAGTCGGCGGACACCGTCACCGCCGAAGTCACCGCCGACGTCGAGCCTGGCTTGTACTACCAACTCGGCGCCACCGCCGAAAATCCGGTCGGCAATCGCGGCCTCGATCCGGCCACGCCGATCGTCGTTACCGGCAGCATCTCCAGCCCGCCGACCTATGTCGTCGAAGAGGACTACACGATCGACTATGATCTGGGTCGCCTCTACATCGTGCCGGGCGGCGCGATCACGGGCGGCCTCAGCATCAAATCGACCTACGATCTGCTGGCCGGTTCGCGTGACGCCGTGATTTCGAGCAACGTTCCGATCGAAGGCCAACTGCGGTTCATCGCCTTCAACCCGACCGGGACAGACGACGATGCGCTGATGCCCTGGGTTCGGATCACCCCGAACAGCAACCTGTCGCTGATCGGCGACAAGTTCACCGCCTTGCAGTTCGACCTGAAGGTCTTGAAGAAGACCTCCCAGAACCAAGAGGCCCTCTACATTGACGGCCGCGTGGCTGCGTAAGGTAGGATCAGAACCGTGGGCCTGAAACATCTTACGTTGAACGTCGAAACCATTGTGACCCCGGCCGGTGATTTTACCGTCCGGGGTCTGAACTTCGACGACATCTCCACGCTTGTCCGGTTGAACTTCGAGGCGCTGTCGGCCGTGTTCGCCAACGCCAAGATGGACGCCAAGGGCGAGATCAAGGATCTGAAACTGAATAACACGGCCGCTCTGGCTGGTTCCCTTGCGACCTCCGCGCCTCAAGTCGTCGCGCAGATCATCGCTCTGGGCGCCGACGAGGACGACCTGAGTGAGGTCGCGAAGATCCCGTTCCCCAACCAGCTCGAAGCCTTGGAGGCGATCGGTAAGCTGACCTTCGCCACCGAAGGTTCTCCAAAAAAAGTGCTGGAGACCGTCATTCGGATCGTAAACGGCGCGACGTCAACCCTCGGCAGCCTGAAAACCTAAGCGAGTGGGTATGGAGCCTGCGCAAGCAGGTCAGCCTGCTTCTCGGTAACGGCCACCACGACGCGCAGTTCTATCCGGTCGGCCTGGTGTGGGACGAAGCGAGACTGGTTGCAGAGCGGCTCAACGGCCTCGAAGCAACCAGAGCTTCCCTGCTCAAGTTGGCGGTTTCCGGGGTCCTCTCAGAGGAAGCCGGCAAAGAGTTCGCTAAGACTATCAAGAGTTTAACTGAGGAATAGATTGCATGGCTGGTTCTGACCGCGACATCAATCTAGTCATCAGAGCCAAGAACGACGCGACTAAAGCCATCGACAGCGTCTCCGAGGCGCTCAAGCAACTGGCCGGCATCCAGAACGATGTCGGCCAGTCTGCTGACAAGGCCGATGGCCTGCTCGGCGAACTGACCCAATCCCTGACCAACCTGATCCGCCAAGCCCAAGGCCTCGCAGCCCTGGGCACCGTGGCCGGTCAGCTCGATCGCGCAGCCGCCGCCGTCGATCGCCTGGAGAACTCCGCGCGGGCCGCAGGCGACGCCGCGACCCCCCTAGTCGAGAAATACGAAGCCGCGGCTGCCGCCACCGCCCAGCTCTCCGAGCGCGCGGAGCAGGCCAAGACCGCGATCGAAGCCCAGACCGCCGCGACGGCGGAAGCCAAGACCGCCAACTCCGCACTGGCCGAGGAACTCAAGAAGGCGGAAGCCTCCTATCGCGGGATCTACGAACAGGTCGCCAAGGCTAAGGCGCCCAGCGATGCGTTGAAGACGTCCCTGAACGAACAGGGGAACGCTCTCCAAACCCTTGTAGAGCGGCAGGAGCAGGCCCAGGCCGCCTACAACGCGCAGCGCGAAGCCCTGACCGCCGCGAAGTCCGACTACAAGCTGCTGGATACGCAGGTCACGGCCGCCGCCGGCGCCCAGACCAAGCTGGAGACGGAGTCGACCAAGGCGACCGCCGCGGTCGGACGCGCCGAAGCCACCCTGGCCAAGGCCCGCGAAGAACTCGGTCTGATCGCGCAGCTCGGCGGCCAGGCCAGCGCGGCTCTCGGCAACGTCGCCCTGAGCCAGGAAGCCCTGTCGAAGGCGTCCCTCGATACGGCGGCCAACCTAGCGGCGGTGAAGGCGGCTGCCGATCGTCAGAGCGCGGCGGGTGTTGCTACGGGCGGTGCGCCTACGACCGGAGCCTCGGCTGCCGCGACGGCCGCCTACCGCGCTCAGGTTCAGGCTGTCCGTGAAGCGCAAGCCGCGTGGACCGCGGCCAAGGCTTCCGCGACCGCCCTAGGCGCCGAGATGGCGCGCACCGGGGAACCGACGCTCCAACTCAAGACCGACTTCCTGGTGACCCGTGAGGCGGCCGAGTCCGCCCGCCAGGCCTACCTGGATCAGGCCGAGGCGCTGAACCAGGTACGCGGCGTCACGCAGGGGAGCATCTCGTCGTTCCTGCAACTGGCGCAGGCGATGGAATCCGAGCAGCACGCAGCGGCCGTCGCCGGCACGGCGCTACGGGATATCCCGCCGATCGCGCCCCGGATCGAGGAAGACACCTTCAGCCTTCGCGCCTTCCTGGCCGCGCTGTTCCAAGTCCCGCAAGCCGCCGGCGCCGCCGAGGCGGGCGTCACAAAGTTTGGCAGCGCCGGGCACGAGTCCTTCAGCATCACCCAGCGTATGCGCTCGGAGATCGTTGGCCTGGCCACGGCCTACGTCGGCTTCTACGGCGTCATCAGCCAGATCATCGGCGTCGTCGCCACGCTACGGTCGGTCGAATCCGCGCAGGCCCGTCTCGGCGTCGTGTTCGAGGGCGACCAAGCCGCGGCCGGACAGGAAATCGGCTTCGTCTACGCCCAGGCCCAGCGCCTCGGCATCGAGTTCTCCGTGCTGGCGGGCGAATACACCAAGGTCGCCATCGCGGCCAAGGAAGCCAACTTCTCGACCGACGCCACCCGCAAGATCTTCCTGGCGTTCGCCGAGGCCTCGCGTGTCGCTGGCCTGTCCACGTCCGACATCGAGAGCGCCTTCCTCGGCCTGCGCCAGTCCATCGAGCGCGGCACGATCAACGCCCGCAACTTCAACCTGGAGATCGGCTCGCGCGTCCCCGGCGCGATGCAGGCCATGGCGGCGGCCCTGGGTGTCACCGTCCCGAAGCTGACCCAGCTTGAGAAGGCCGGCGGCATGGTGGCGGCCTCCCAGGAAACCCTGGTGCGGTTCGCCGACAACCTGGCCGCCCGGTATGCCGGTGCGTTGCCTGACGCCCTGAAGCAGACCAACGCCGAGATCGGCCGCTTCCAGACCAACCTGCAAGGCGCGCAGCTTCAGGTCGCGAACGGCGGGTTCGCCGACGCGCTGAAGGACGCACTGGTGTCCCTGGACAAGGAGTTCCAGAGCGACAACGGCGCCAAGTTCTTCGGTGAGGTTGGCCATGGCCTGGGCCTCATCGTCGGCGTCATCCCCGTGGTCGTGCAGAACTTCGGCCTGCTGGTGTCCGCCGGCCGGGCGTTCGTCGCCCTGAAGATCGCAGAATACGTGATCGGCCTGGTCGGCGGGCAGGGCAAGTTCTCCGTCGCCATGAAGGCCGCCGCGCTCGACGTAGACCGTATGACTGCGGCACTGGCGGCGATGAGCCTGGAGAAGACGGCGTCCGAGTTCGGTACGCTGCGCCTTCAGGTCGCCGTGGCCGCCGCCAGCCTGAGCACGATGAAGGTGGAGGCGATCGCTGCCGCTGCCGGCACCGCAGTTCTGGACGGCGCCCTCGTCGCCATGCGCGGCGTCATGATCAGCCTGACGGCCGTGGCCAAAACCCTGTGGGTGGCTGTCGGTGGATTCCCCGGCCTGATCCTCACGGCCGCAACCTTCATCCTGTCCGGCCTGCTGGGTGACTGGATCGGTGGCGTCGGCCAGGCGAACGAAGCACTCACGACACACGAAGAGATCGTCCGCAAAATTCGCGCGGCCTACGACGACGTGGGCACCAGCGTAGACAAGATCAAGGACAAGCTGAAAGAGGTCTCCAGCATCCAAGCAGAGATCAACGCCCAGGCTATCGGGCAACAACTCCTGGATCTACGCAGCAAAACGAAGGGTCCGTCGCTGGGTCCGTCTGATGGTGAGGCCGTCAACTTCTCCAAGAGTGAGGCGGCAGTAGACAAGGCTGTAGTCGCATTCAAAGCCGGCGCGATCTCGGCCACCAACTTCAAGACGCAGATCAACGCCATCGCCGAAGCCGACCCGCAGCTCGACCGCAAACTGGTCAAGCAGTTGCTGGACTCGGCAGACAGCGCCCACAAGCTTGAGACGGGCCTGATCGAAGCCAACGCCGTCGTGGATATGCTGAAGGGCACGGCCACGGATGCCGAGAAGGCTCTGCTCGGCCTGGGCAAGGCCGCGGCCACCGCGTTCGCGACGTCCCCGCTTGAGGCCTACACCAAGGCCCTGAAGGAGATGCAGGCCGAGATCCCTGAACTCGCCAAGGCGATGAAGGCCCAGGATGCGGTCAAGAAGCTCGACGACGAGCTGCGCGCCGGCCAGCTCGACCTTCAGGGCGACCTGAATAGCAAGGACCCCGCCACAAAGGCCAAGGCGCAGGCCCAGAGCGACACGCTCGCTAATGCCCACGCGGCAGCCGTGTCTCAGGCGCTCGGCGCCGCGAACGCGGACAACGCCCTGACCGGTGGCCGTAGTGGCGATCTGCTGTCGAGCGCCGCCAAGTTCCGCGGCGACACGGCCAACGGCAGCTCCGACGTCCTGGAGACGCTGTTCAAGAAGGCCAATATCAACCTCGATCCGACGCAGACCGCGTGGTGCGCGGCGTTCGTCAGCGCGATCCTGGCCTCCAACAGCCTGCCGGTTCCGACGAAGAACCCCACGGCTGCCCGGTCCTTCCTGAACTACGGCTCCGAGGTCACCCCGGAGAAAGCCGAGAAGGGCGACATCGTCATCCTCAAGGGCGCCGCAGGTGCGTCTAGCGGCCATGTCGGCTTCTTCGACGGCTACTCGGCAGACGGCAGCCACGTCAATGTCCTGGGTGGCAACCAAGGGCAGGCGGGCGGCGGCGCGGTAAAGGACTCGTCCTTCCCGACCAGTTCGCTGCTGGGTATCCGTCGCGCGCCGACCGCGCCCGAGCAAGCCAAGCAGGCCGACGAAGATCAGGACCGGATCGACAAATTCAAGCAGTCGATCACCGACCTGGTCAATGGCCTCCTGGCCGACGCCAGCGCGATTGAGGTTTCCGCCAAGCAGGCCTTCATCAACTCCAAGCTGGAGCAGGCCCAGAAGGATGCGGAGACCGCCAGCCGCCCTGGCAAGCCTGTCACCCTGTCGGATGCCGACAAGGCCAACGTCGCGTCCGCTGCTGGCACCGAGTTCGATGCCAAGGCCAACGCCGACGCGGGCAAGCAGGTCGCGGCGCTCCAGCTTCAGATCAACGCCAAGCTGAAGGGTGACGTCGAGGATCTGACCCGCGACGAGTACGCGTTGAACGAGGCGAAGAAGGCCGGCGTGGATATCGCCACGCAAAACGGCCAGAAATACATCGAACTCGCCGGTCAACTATTCGACATGACTGCCCGGCAGAAGGCGTTCAACAGCGTCATCGGTCTGAGCCAGCAAGCAAAATCGCTGCAGGGCCAGGTCGGACAAGCCTTCAAGCAGGGTGATGGTCAGGGCGCCGCCGAACTGCAGACCCAGCTCAACGCGGTCCTCGCCGACCTGAAGGCCGCGCTGCCGGCCGCCAAAGCGTTCGCTGACGCCATGGGCGATCAGAAGCTGACGGCACAACTCGACAAGGTCAACGCCCAGCTCCTGACGATGAAGGTCAATCTGACCGATGCGAAGGAGATCAACGGTCTGCTCGCCAATGGCCTCGGCGGTGCCTTCGACAAGGTGGCCGAGTCGCTGGGCAAGTTCGCCAGCGGCTTCGGACAACTGAAGAATGTCGTCGCGGACGCGCGCACGGCACTTCTTCAATTTGCCGGTGACTTCCTAAAGCAGATCGCCGAGATGATCATCAAGCAGCAGCTTCTGATGTTGCTGCAGAAGTCGCCGATCGGTGGCGCCATCTCTGGCGCGGTGAACTCCCTCACGGGCGCCGCTGGGAGCGCGGGCCTGCTTACCGCAGGGACGACGTTGAACACCGCCGGCGCCTTGTTGACCTCTGCCTCGGTTGCCTGGGAGGCTACCAGCGCCACGATCCTGGGCGCGGCGAGCGTGCTGAGCGGCGCGTCGGGCTTGCAGATCGTGGCGGCCACTGACGAGGAAGCGGCGGCCTCGGCGCAGGAGATGGCCGAGTTGGTCGGGCTGTTCCATGGCGGCGGCGTCGTTGGCTCCGTTGGGGGCATGACCCGCAACGTATCGCCGTCGATCTTCAATGGAGCCAATCGGTATCATACCGGCGGTTTCGCCGGCCTGGCGGCAGGAGAGGTCCCCGCCATTCTCCAGAAGAATGAGGAGATCCTCACGACGGCCAACCCACGTCATGCCTTCAATCAGGGACAGACGGGCAGCGGGTCGTCGCAGCCGACGCACTCCCCGGTGAAGATCGTCAATGCCTTCTCCCCCGGCGACGTCCTGGCGGCCAGCCTTGAGACCGAGGTCGGCCAGAAGTCGATCCTGAATCATGTCCGTAGCAATCGAGGCGCATGGCAGTCGGCCATGGGCAACGGTGGCCGGTCGTGACCCTTCCACTGTTCAACTTCACCGCCGACTGGGGCGCAGCCTCGCTCAAGATCACCCGCGAGTTCAAGACCGATATCATCGTCAGCCGCTCAGGCCGCGAGCAGCGGCGCGCGCTGCGCGACACCCCGCGCAAGTCGGTGGAGTTTACGAGCACGCTATCCGGCGCAACCCTGCGGGCCTTCTACCGGACGATGGAGAAGTCGGGAGGCCAGACGGGCGTGCTGCCTGACTTCAGTCGCTCCCTGGATATCACCGCCCCGGCGTCGGCTGGCGGGTTTACTGTGGATGTTGGCTCGATCCCTGACTGGATCGCGGACGGCCTGAACGTTGTGTTGATGACGCTCGATGGTGTCACGGCCGAGACCCTGGTCATCAGTACGACCTCGACCACGTCGCTGACTTTCATGAGCGCCCTGGTAAATGCGTGGAGTGCACCGGCGGTCGTCCGGCCAGGGCTTACGGGTCGCCTCGCCGTGGACACGTCGGCTAGTCAGATCACGGATGGCGTCAACCAGGTCTCGGTCCACTTCGACGTCTCGCCGGGGAGCGAGCGGGGGATTTCAGATGGCGCCGCGGCGCTGATCTACGATAGCCGCGAGGTCTTCCTCCTGCAGCCTAATTGGGCGTCGGCGGTAACCCCTAGCTACCATAGTCCGTTCGAGGTTCTCGACTACGGGTTCGGCGTGGTGGGATACTATAACCCGATCACCTTCAACACGCGCATCAAGCAAGCCGTGTACCTGGCCAGGTCGCCCGTCGAGGCGCTGTTCATGGAGCAGTTCCACCAGCGTATGCGCGGGCAGCGTGGGGAGTTCTATGCGCCGACCTGGGAGAATGATCTCCCGCTGAAGGTCCCCGCCGTGGCGCTGGCTGCCAGCATCCGCGTGGATGGCCGCGACACCCACGACGCCTACACCGGCGACACGGTCTACGGCGCTATCGCGATCATCCTGAATGACGGTAGCCTGATCACCCGCCAAGTCGTGTCGCTGACACTGGTGTCGGACGGGATCGGCACCAACGACACCCTGGTCAACCTCGACGCGGAACTCGGCGTCGATATCACCGCTGCCAACGTCAGCGCCATATCCTGGATGCCCGTCTGTCGCTTGGCCTCTGATACCCTGACAACCGAATGGTTGACGGATGGGGTTGCGCAGTTCCAATTAAATCAACAAACGGTTGAGAATTTACCCCCGGAGTGATAGGGGTATTTCATGACGTTTGACGCTCAGGAATCCAGTCGTGCTCTGGGCGCCCCCATAGGCCTGCTCCTGTTCACATACGGGGACGGCGACGGCGACTACTACGGATACACGGACGGCGAAGAGACGGTCACATTCAACTCAAAGTTGTTTGTGCCGATCCCGACTGACCAGGATGCGGTAGTCGCCTCGGGCACGCTCGACAAGGCCACGATCGATATCCGGCTCCCACAAGACACCGACATCGTCAAGCTGTTCGATATCTACCCGCCATCCTACGTGGTCCTGCTGTCGATCTATCAGGGTCACGTCGGCAACACCGACTTCGAGTTGGCCTGGGCGGGTCGCGTTCTCAGCTTCAAGACCCAGGCCAACGAGACGGCGTTCACCTGTGAACCGATCTCCACGACGCTCCTGCGCATGGGTCTGAGCCGGAAGTACCAGTACGGCTGCCCTCATGTGCTTTACGGGCCGCAGTGTGGCGCCGACAAGGCTGCCGCAACAACGGCGATCACCGTCGAGGCCGTGGACGGCCCGATCGTGACGCTTCCCGGCGGCTGGGATGCCGGCCAGTCCACCAACTACCTAAACGGATTGGCCACCTGGACGACGCCGGACGGCAGGGTCGAGACGCGGACGATCCTGCAGATCATCGACGCAGAGAACGTCCAGCTCGGCGGCGCGATCCAAGGCCTCGTTGGCGGGGGCACTATCAACATGACGCTCGGCTGCAACCACCAGATGGGCGGCTGCATCATGCACAACAACATCCAAAACTTCGGCGGATGCCCTTGGATTCCCTTCAAGAATCCAATCGGCGTGACCAACAACTTCTTCTAAGGGAGCCCGGATATGCCGTTCTGGGCCATCGCCCTACTTATCGCGGTCGTAGTCGAGGTCATCGCCTACGCCATCATCCCGAAGCCGGCGGCTCCCAAGCCGCCGGCCGTGCAGGATGAGCAGACCCCGACCGCCGACGCGAGCAAGCCGATCCCCGTTATCTTCGGCGAACTCACAGTCAACGGGACCAATGTCTTGTGGGTCGGGAACAAGTCGCAAAACACCTACGACGTGACGTCCTGATGGCTGAACTGATTATCACCCTCAACGACATTCGCCACGCGGGCCGCTGCGGCGCCGGGACCAAGCGTTGGTTTCAAGCCCATGGGCTGGACTTCCGCGACTTCGTGAAGAACGGCATCCCAGCCTCCAAACTGACCGCGACCGGCGATCACTACGCCCTGGATGTCGTGGCGAAAGCCGAGGCCCGCGCGAATGGGTAAGTCCGCCGCCTCCAAGCAGCAGGTCACTGACTACCTGCTTGACCTCCATCTCGGCGTCTGCACGACGGCCGACGCCCTGACCGGGATCTACATCGATACGAAGGCGATCTGGGAAGGCGTGGCCAATGCGCAAACGCCGATCCCGGTCAACTTGCCGCAACTGAACGGCGGCCCAACTCAGAATGGCGGCCCGCAGGGGACTGTCTACTACCTGCCCGGCAACCCTGACCAGGTCATGCCCGACAACCTGGCCGCCAATTTCGGACTGACCGGCGCCACGTCGCCCGCCTTCCGCGGCATCGCGACTCTGTTCTTCACCGGCCTGAACAACCTCGATCTGTCCACCATCCTAGAAGGACTCCTGACAGGCGGTCTGGATGCTCTTGGAAGTCTGACCCGGCCGAACAACGCCTTCATCTGGACCTCCAACGATCCGATCATCGCGCAGAACGTCTCGGCGCGGATGCTGCGCGCGCCCAAGGGGCTAGATCCCACGATCGCGATGATGACGGAGTCCGTCGAAGTCACGACGGTCACCCACACGGTCACGACGACGAATAGCGACGGGAGTACGACAGACACCACGACGTCGAACCAGTTCATCGTCGGCACCGATCCCAACAGCTTCCAGACGTTCGAGGGCGACGTCGTCGTGACGGCGGCGACCAACGTCAACACCGCCAACCCGGCCCATATCATCTACGAGGCGATGACCAACGTCGCGTGGGGTATGGGATGCCCGAGCGCGGCCTTCGACATCGACAGCTTCGCCGCCGCCGCCACGACCCTGTTCTCGGAGGGGCTGGGCCTGTCTGTGATGTGGGCGCAGCAATCGACGGTACAGGACTTCGTCAACGAGATCATCAACCACATTCAGGCGGTCCTCTACCTGAACCCGACCACTGGGTTGTGGACGCTGATGCTGATCCGAGGCGACTACGACCCTGCGACGCTTCCCGTCTACGACCCGACCAACGCGACCCTGAGCAACTACCAGCGCAAGCTCTGGGGCGAGACCGTCAACGAAATCTCCGTCACCTGGACGAACCCGATCAACGAGGGCGCGGAGACGGTCACGGTCCAAGACCTGGCCAACATCGCCATCCAGGGCGGCTCGAACCCAGACAGCCGCAACTACTACGGCCTTCGTACCGCTGCCCAGGCCACCGCACTGGCCGCGCGGGATCTGCGAGCTGCCGCAGCACCGCTACGCTCGATGCTGTTGATCGCCGATAGGGCGAGTTGGAAGCGGGTGCCCGGCCAGTGCATCGTCGTGAACTGGCCCGAGTATCGCGTCGAAGGCGCGATCATGCGGATCGGCAAGATCGACTACGGGAAGAAGACCGACCCGACGATCAAGATCACGCTGCTCGAAGACGTCTTCTCTCTCGATCACCCCACCTTCACGCAGGCACCGGGCTCGGCCTGGGTTGATCCGACCCAGCCACCGACGCCCATCGACAACGCCGAGATCATCACACTTCCGGCGTTCTTCACCCTGACGGCCGACTTCCAAGGCGCGCCGATCGAGGTGGACTACCCTGACGTGCTGGCTGCCGCGCTGGTCTATAAACAGGACCGCGAGGTCGCCAGCTTCGATCTCTACACGCCGATGACCGACGCCACGGGCGCGGACGGCTACGCGCTGGCCGGCACGAAAACGATCACCGAACGATCCGTTCTGTCGGCTGCTCTGGCGTCTGAGGCGGTCAGCACGGTCCCGAGCGCGATCGTGATCGACACAGACCGCGGTCCGATTGTCAGCGGCTTCGTCTTCATCGGCAACCACGACAGCGACTTTGAAATCTGCCTGGTCACCGACACCACTAAGCCGAACATCAGCCTGGCGCGCGGCTGTCTGGATACGGTCCCGAAGGCGTGGCCCGCCGGCACACCGATATGGTTCACGAACCTCGGCGAACGTTTCGTCGATGAGAAGGTCGTCCGCTCTGTCGGCGAGACCGTCAACTACAAGTTCCTGACTCGGACCTCGATCGGCACGCTGGACGAGCCTTCCGCGTTCGTCTTCTCGCAGACCGTGACGGCGCGGCCACACCTTCCGCTGCGGCCCGCCAACGTGAAGGTCAACGGTCATGGTTTCGGCGACGTCGCCATTGGCGGATCGACCGACATCACGCTCACCTGGTCAACCCGCAACCGGACCCTGGAAGATGGACAGGCGCTGCGTTGGACCGACGCGCCGGTAGCGCCCGAGTATCGCCAGGGCACCGTCGTCACGGTCGCCGACAGCACAGGCACCGTCGTTTACCAGCAGTATGGCTTGTGGACCGAAGACGATCTGATGATGCCGGCATCGTGGTTCGCCCGCTACTCCGACGTCTACATCACCGTGTCCTCGAACAAGGACGACCTGGCGTCATTACAGGGCCACGTCATCCATGTCACGGGGCTTCCCGGTGACAGCAGCGCGGCTCTGCCGCCGGCGCCGCCTGCACTGACCGATCCGCCGTCGCCCGCCGCCGCGCCGCTGCTGGCAAACTGGGAGATCTTCGGAACCAGTGTCTCGGGCACGGACGGTTCGGAGATCCCGGCGATCCAACTTGCGGGCTTTCCCGACGTGGCCTCGGTCGAAGACCTGGTTATCCGCTACCGGGTGAGCGCATCGGTCCCGTGGTTCGTGGCGCCGCTGATCCCGCTCAAGAACGACTTCATCTCGACCTACATCACGGGGGTACTGGCCAAGACGGCCTACGACGTCCAGATCGCCTACCAGCTCAGCTACGGCGCTGACGGCACGATCCTGTCCGAGTGGCTGGATATGGGCAGCGTCACGACCGGCGCCGGCGTGTCATCGGATTCCGCTGCGCTTGGCGCCCGCATTGCGGGAGAAGTCCTGGCACTTCTCGATGGCGCCGTGGCGGACGGCGCGGCCCTTCTGGTGAACCTGAACCAGGCGATCGAGGACGCCGAGGTCTCTGCCGAAACGATCATCGCGCAGGCGATGCTGCAGACCCAGGTCCACGGTTACCTGGAGGCGATGACCTATATCAACGATCAGCCGATCGGTCCGATCGTCCAGAATACTCAGGTCACGACCGCTACCCTGGTCGAGACGATCGCTATCATGGGAACCGCCGACCTGACCGGCGGCGTGTTCGCCCTGAATATCACCGCCCTGTCGATCGACCCGATCACAGGCGAGAAGCTGAGCGATCGCTTCGCCACGCTGACCGCGAACGACAACGCGAACGCCGCAGCGACGACCACGGAGCAGACCGCGAGGGCGACCGCAGACACTGCGGAAGCGACGGCCCGCCTTGCCCTGGCCGTGACCGTGGGTGTCAACACCGCCGCCATTGCGAACAACTTCTCGACCCTGACGACCGCCGATACCGCCGAAGCGACCGCCCGCTTGGCACTGGCCGCCGTGGTGTCAACCAACTCGGCTACGATGACCACCAATGCCACGGCGGCGGCGACCGCCAACTCGGCGACCGCGTCGGAGTTGCACACCCTCGGCGCCTGGAACGGCGCCCACACGGCATTCAACATCGTCACGGCGAACACGACCTGGGACGGCGTCCAGACAGTCGCGAGTTATCTGACCGGCGTCACCGCATCGTTCGCCACGACCAACGCCGCCGTAGCCACAGAGGCGACCACGCGAGCTACGGCCGACACGTCAGAGGCCACGCTACGCACGGCCCTGGCCTCCACGGTCGGCACGCACACGTCATCGATCAGTTTCATCCTGAGCGCGCTGGGCGGCAATCAGGCGACCGCGGTTCTGGCTGTTGACGTCAACGGCCATGTCACCGGCTTCACGATCAATGGCTCGACCGCCCAGTTTGGCATCGTAGCCTCCGAGTTTGCGATCGTCGATCCGGGTGGTGGCGGGATCGCCACGTCGCCGTTCGTCTACTCGGCCGGCATCATCTACCTGAACAACACCGTCTACGCCCAGGCGATCATCGCCAACTCGATTACGACCGATCACCTGGTCAATAACTCGGTCACGGTTCCGTACAACACCAGCATCGGCAGCTTCGCGCCCGGAACCGGCAGCGATCAGCAGATCATGGCGTTCACCGTCGTCATGGTGCGCCCCGGCTACATCAAGGTCGCAGCAACCATCAGCCTGGGCTTCTCGGCGATCCCGACATCTTGGAGCTGCCGCCTGCAGATCAACGGCGGCATTTACGCCATCGCCTCGGGCACGGTCCCTGGAGATAGCGTGGCGCTTAGCGGCGTCTGCATGGGCCTGGCTGCCGGCAGCTACGTCGTCGAAATCGTAGTCAACAACGGAAGCCATATCACGCCGGGCAGCTGCAATCTCGACGGACAGGGGACCTATAAATGAACGGCTATCTGGGCGTCTTCTTCAATCCCGGCCAGGGCTCTCGCGGCCTCACGCCACAGGATGCTGTGATCCTGCCCGTCCAGGGACCGCCAACCGTCCCGCACGGGGCCTTCTACGACCCCGCGCAGGCGGTGAATGGCCGCTGCGCCATCATGGGAACCTTCTCTGGAGAAGTGGCGCCTACCGAGACGCGCGCCTTCCTGGAGACCGGGGAGCACGATCGAAACTATTCCGAAACCCACTGCGTCGATGTCAGTGGGGCCACCCCTGTCCTAGTTGAAGCCCTCCCGATGACGGCGATCTGGGACCAGGTCACGCAGACCCTATCGGGATTGCCCGAGCCGTGTCTGATCTGGATCGACGGGGTGTTCCTGGAGACCTGCACGGACGGGATGGCTACCTTCGGCGGCCTGTTGCACGGCTCCTACAAGCTTCAGGTCCGCGCTGTCGGCTTCACCCCCAAGACTTTCGCGGTGACGGTGTGACCGACTACAGCGGCCATAGACCCGACCACAAGATCAAGCGCCAAGACGCCTTTGAAGCCGAAGGTCTGACCGCGCTCGAACTCCTGGACGCCATTCTCAGCGACATCGACCCCAAGTGCCTGGGGCCGAACGGCTTAGCCGTGCTCGCCAAGCGCCAGGCCATCAAGGCACGCATCCCTAAACCCTCGGAGATCAAGACCAAATGACGACCCCTCTCGAAGACGCCATGGCCGCCCACAAAGCCGCTACCGATACCATCGCAAAGATCCCGCAAGCGGACGTCCTGGCCAAGCTCAACGATCTGCTGAGTGCCGATGCGTTCACCAGCGCCTTGGTGGAAATGGAGCCGCTCTTGCGCGTGGCGCCGCAAGGCACCGTTCAGCAGTCCCTGGTCAACATGATCACCAGCGCGCGCACGGCCGTCGAGGCCGTGAAGCAGGCACAGGCTGCGGCCGTCGCCCCCACCAAAGCCTGAATCGGAGAACCTGAATGACGACCTCGGATAACCCCACCTTCCTCGCCGCGATGACTCCGCTCTGGCATCAGCTCGGAGCCGGGGCGTTGTCCGAGGCCGACTTCATGACGGCCGCCGAACCCGTCCTGGATGCCTGGGGCGGTTCGGACCTGCTGTCGAACCGCGCCCTATCCAAGCTGATCGTGGACACCATGGGGCGGGTTCAGAATACGCTGATGCTCCCCATCATCATCGAAGGATCGGCGGGGCCGGGGGAGCGGGTGTTCACCCAGTTCATCACGGCCAGCGGTATCCTGAGCCCGTCGATCTGCGGCGGCCGGGTGTTGAACCTGCCGACTGAGACTTGGGTATTGACCCTGAAGAAGTGGTCGGCAACCGGCGGCGGGTTCGTGGATTGGGGGACCGTCACCGTCTCCACGGCCGGCGTGGTCGCCGTCTCGATCCCTGATCCGCAATTGATCGCGGGAGATCTGCTTGCCGGTTTCGCCCCGGCCACCCAGGACGCCACGTTCGCCAATTTCTTCGGCGCCCTGACCGGCAGCGACGTGCTGTAATAATCAACCAAATAGTATATCATCAACCAAAACGTAATTCCAACCCAACCGGAGACGACACATGGCTAAGAGTTCCACGTTCGACAACGACTTCCTGAAGCTCATCTTCAACGCGACTCCGATCGCCAACCTGGCCGACAACGCGGCCAGCTCGCCGTTGACCAACCTCTATATCTCACTCCACACTGCCGACCCGACCGCTGCCGGCACCCAGTCGTCCAACGAAGCGACCTACACCGGCTACGCCCGCGTCTCCACCGCCCGCACCACGGGCGCCTGGACTGTCACCGGCGCCAGCGTGTCACCCGTCTCCAATATCACCTTCCCCCCCTGCACCGCCGGCTCCAGTTCGGTAACCTACATGGGCGTGGGCGTTGCCTCCACCGGCGCGACCAAGCTGCTGTGGTCCGGGCCTGTGTCTCCGACGATCGCTGTCACAGCCGGCGTCACGCCGCTAATCAGCACCGCCACGACCATCGGCGAGGCCTAAGTCAAACCACCAACCCAGGAGTAGTTAGATGGCAACGCGCTACTGGGTTGGTGGGACCGGCACTTGGGACGCCTCAACGACCACGCACTGGTCAGCTACGTCCGGCGGCTCGGGAGGGGCTACCGCCCCCACTTCTACCGACGACGCTGTCTTCGATAGCGCCTCGAACGCGACCGCCTACACCGTCAACCCCAGTTCAGGGGTGTGCGCGAACCTCACCATGGCGGCCCCCGCATCGGGGTCTGTCACGCTCGCTAATGGCGCGCTCGCGATCTCGGCCAGTGTGGCGCTCGCGGTAAGCGGAGTCGTTACGACGGCTACCTTGACCCTTACATCAACATCTACCGGCAACACGATCACCACCAACGGGATCACGGTCGGACCGCTCACGTTTGACGGCGTCGGCGGGGGTTGGACCCTTTCGGGTAATGTGGTCAGCAGCGGCGAGGTCAACCTCAATAATGGTGCGCTGAGTCTAGGAAACAATAACCTAACCTGTACCGACGTGCGGACCAGCAACTCCAATACCCGAAGCATCGCATTCGGTGTCGGCGGCATATATTTAACAGGCAGCAGCAACACTGCCATATTCTACGCAAACACCGCCACGGGGCTGACGCTTACCGGAAGCAAGAACGTATACCTCACCTATTCAGGGTCGGTAGGTACGCGGTCGATCAATTGGGGTGTGAATGGCGGGACCGTCTCCAACGCCCTCAACGTCTTTGTGACAGGGGGAACCGACACAATCGACGTTGCTATGAGCCAGATAGCCAGTCTCGACCTGACAGGCTTCTCCGGGACTATCACAGCAGGGGCAGCCACGACCACTGTGTACGGAAATCTCGTCGTGCCGGCGGCAGTGACATCCACTGTTGTAGGCGGGAATAATAAGGGCCTGACGTTTGCTCCCCCGACCGGAACAACAGCCACCATCACGACAAACGGTGTCGTAGTTGGCTTCGCAGTGATGATAAACGGCGCGGGCGCTGTCCAGCTCGCCGGGGACCTATCCCTAAACACTGCCCACACGCTGACCCTGACAGCCGGTACGTTCGATGCGAACGGCTACAATGTCACCACGGGGATATTCTCATCACCAGGTAGTAGCGCCCGAACCCTGCTGATGGGTAGCGGAACTTGGACGATCACTGGCAGCAGCACCTCGGCCTGGGGTGTCGCGGCGACGGGACTAACCATCACCCCAGGCACGTCGCTCATCGACATGACCTCGGCCAGCGCCAAGACGTTCGCGGGCGGCGGCCTGACCTACTACAACGTCCGCCAGGGCGGCCTCGGCACGCTGACGATCACCGGCAACAACGCATTCAACGACATCAAGAACAACGCCCAGCCGGCGAGCATCCTGTTTACGCCAAGCGCTACTCAGACCATCGCGAACCTCGCTCTGGCCGGAACTTCTGGGAACCTGATCACCCTCGACACCACTACGGGGGCCGGGACGTTCACGCTCAGTTCCCCGTCCGGCCTGCGCTCTGTCTCCTACTGTTCGATCACCAGGTCCACGGCCTCTGGTGGGGCGACATGGTACGCCCGCGCGATAGATGGCAACGTCGATGGCGGCAGCAACACCGGCTGGGTATTTTCGGCAATCTCCATCGCCGCGGTCGTAGGGTCATCATCTGTCGCGGGGGTTGGCGTTGCCCAGGTGGTCACCACAGGCACGGTAACCGGCTGCGGCACCCTCGCGGGCGTCGGCCAGTCCGTCGCTATTGCCACCGGGACGATCACGGGTAGCGGCACCGTTGCCGGGGTCGGTGGCTCGACCGCCGCAACCAGGGGCGTCGCGGCTGGCAACAGCACCGTGAGCGGGGTCGGCATCACCCTCGGCGTTTCGGTCGGCACCCTCGCGGGCAACAGCACCGTCGCCGCTGTCGGTCACTCCACCGCCGAAGCAGCAGGCACACTGGTCGGCTCTAGTTCGGTGGTCGGGAACGACGCGGCCACGGGCGTAATGGTCGGCACGCTCACGGGCATGTCGTCAGTGGTTGGCAGCATCACCGCGCTCACGCCAACCGTTGGGAACGTGCTCGGGACTAGTTCAGTTGCGGCCATCGGAGCGTCCACGGCCCTGTCTACGGGATCGCTGACGGGGGCTGCAAACGTGGTTGGCGTCGGGCAGTCTTTCGCCGTGTCCACCGGCATTATGATCGGGGGCGGCACCCTGGCCGGCGCCGGCCGATCGACCGCCGTATCGGTCGGCTCGCTCACCGGCATCAGCACGGTTGCGGGCACCGGGCAGGCCAACGCGCTATCTACCGGCGCGATCCTTGGCCTGGGTACGATCGCTGGCGCGATCACCGCAGAGATCTTCACCACGGGCACCCTGACCGGGTCGTCGTTCCTCAACGGCTACGAGCACGCTATCGCGACGATGACCGGCACCCTGACGGGCGGCAGCGTTCTCTTCGCTCGAACACGCGGCCGAAACAGCCATTACACCATGCGGCGACTCTCGATCGCCCGAACCGCCTGACCCCCTATCAGGTGTTGCCGCAAAATCAACCCCGTGCTACATAATCAACCGTCTGTTGATTTTAGATCGGGACCTTGATGCTCGGCAATTACGACCCGTCCGAAGCCCTGGTCATCGCCGACGAAGGTTCGGCCTTCACGAATAACCCAAAAGATGCAGGCGGCCCCACACGCTACGGCGTCACCATGATCGCCCTGGCCGACTTCCTCGGGCGCCCGGTATCGATCGCCGAAGTCCAGGCGCTCACCCCCGACTCCGTCAAACCGATCTACAAGGCCAACTATTGGACCGCCGTGCGCGGCGACGAACTGCCTGCCGGCGTGGACTACTTCCTGTTTGACGCCGCCGTCCAGCACGGTCGGGGCAGGGCGGTGCGGTTCCTGCAGAGCGCCCTGTTGGTGGATGCTGATGGCGACTTCGGCGACAAGACCAAGCGCGCCCTCGACGGCATCAGCGACACCGTCATGCTTATCACGCGGCTTAGCCAAATCCGGCGCGCCTTCTACCAGGGCATTCCCTCCTTCGACACCTTCGGCAAGGGCTGGACGGCCCGGCTGGCGCGCGTCACCGCGACTTCCACCAACTGGGCAAGGAACTGACCATGGGCATCCTGAACGACGCCGAGGACTTGAGCGGCGGAATCCTCTGGAAGGCTGGCGCGGTTGCGGGCGGCGTGGCGGCCGTGGTGCTGGGCATCGCGCTCACCGTGTCGAACGTCGAGAAGGGTCACCTTCAGAAGGACTACGACAAGGTCGAGCTGACGATCAGCGATCCGCACACGGGTTACCTGGTGCAACTCGCCCAGAGCCGGACCAACGTGGATACTCTGACGGTCCAGGTGAACTCGCAGAACGACCGGATCAACGCCATCTCGGCCGCCGACTCGGCCCGGATCGCCGCGCTGACACTGGCCGTCGATACGGCCAACCAAGCGGCGGCCGTGAGCCACTCCAAGATGCTGGCCGTCATGTCGGCCCCGCTCACCGCAGCGACCGCCTGCGGCCAGTACGACGAGGTCGATGCCCGCGTCCTGAGCCTGCTTCCCCAGTGAGTCAAAAGTTCCTGCTCAGCGCCGATCTCAAGGATACTCCAGGCCGGGTGAAGCTGACGTTCCTGGAGATAACCGTCGAGTACGCCCCGAACAACCGGGACTTCGACGCGCGTCCGTTCAACCTCCTGGATGCTGATCACCCGATCGTCCAGGTCATCAAGGAATCCTTCAAATGAAGCGCCTTCTCATCGCCGCGGCATCAGTCGGTCTGCTGCTGGGCGCCTGCGTGGCGACTCCCTCGCCCGCGCCCCCCACGGAAATTGTGACGCAGGACGTGGACAAGCCTGTCGCCGCGTCCTGCGTGCCACCGAACGTCGGTCCAGCGCCGACAGGTTATGCTGACGACCCGACCGCCATGCGGGCCGCGAAGTCGGGCGCCGCGCGCTATGACCTCTCCGTCCAGGGCAGTTCGGACAAAACCGACCGCCTGAACACTATTGAGCCCGTGCTCGAAGCCTGCCGCAAGGCGGGCGCCAAATGACCCAGGATACCGCCGACCAGGCCCTTCAGGTTGCCCAGAGCGCCATCACCCGGATCGACAATCACGAAGAGATTTGCGCGATCCAACTCGCCGCCATCCTCGCCAAGATCGGCGAGCTAAAGAAGGTGATGGCCTGGAGCGCCGGGATCGTGGCGTCGGTTGTGCTGACCTCGCTCGGCTGGACCGTCGTCTACATCGTGACGTCCAAGGATAACCACGATCACCAGCTCGAAGCGCAGATCGCCGTGCTGCAGGGCCGCCCGCCCGTCTTCATCGCCCAGGGCAACGGCGACACCACAACCGTCACCCCCCTCAAGCCCCGCTAAACCTGGAGACTCCATGGCCGCAGCGCCCTTTGCCGTAGATCCCGACTGGGCACAGTACGGCACCCCGCGCCAGGTCGAAATCCTTGCGGCGGTGATCCTGCACGGCAGCAACAAGAAGGCGGCCGACGCGCTCGGGATGGCGCGGCAAAATGTCGATAGGGTCGTCCACAAACTCAGAGCCCGTGCCCTACTGGCCATGCGTCAGGCGGCGGTCGTGCCCAAGGGAACGGCCGGCTTCGTGGCTCTCGGACTGACCACGGCCTACGACGCCGCTGGCGCGGTCAAGAGCGAGTTTCTCCGCGAAGGCCCGGCACCGGTGTTCGAGCCAGGCGGGGAGGGGGAAGGCCCGGCGCGCGACGGCACGGACGGTTACTTCATAAAGGGCGTATCCACCTACTACCGCGGTGACGGGAGCCAAGGTGGTCAGTGGGTCAAGACGAAGGCCGACGAGGAACAACGCCTCCAGGCGATCATGGCGGCCATTGCGTCGGCCTCCGCGAAGCTCCCCCGCCTGGTACCGTTACGCGGGCCTTTGCGGACCCTGCGCTCGCTGCTGAACCTCTACGTCTTCACCGACTACCATCTGGGTATGCGGGCTTGGAGCGAAGAGGGCGGCGCCGACTGGAACATGCAGATCGCCGAAGATCTGATCGTCCGCTGCTTCCAGCAGATGGTCGCGGATGCGCCGGCCGCCAGGGTCGGCTTCATCGCCCAGCTCGGCGACTTCCTGCACTTCGATAGCCTGCTTCCGATGACGCCCACCAGCGGCCACGTGGTCGATGCGGCGGCCCACTACGAGCAGATCATAGATGCGGCCCTGCGGATCATGCGCCGGCTGATCGACTTCGCCCTGCAGCATCATGAGGAAGTCGTCGTGCTGGCGGCCGAGGGAAACCACGACATCACTGGCTCGATGTGGCTGCGCGTGGCCATCAAGGCACTATACGAGAACGAGCCCAGGATCACGGTGGTTCGGGCCGCCGCGCCATTCTATGCCTACGAGCATGGCAAGACGATGCTTTCGTTCCACCATGGTCACCTAGTCAAGAAGGAATCCCTGCCTCTGACCTTCGCCGCAGCCTATGCGCCGATGTGGGGGCGCACGACCAAGCGATACGCTCACTGCGGACACTACCACCATGAGGTCACGACCAAGGAAGAGTCCGGGATGCGGGTCCATCAGCATCCGACGCTGGCGCCGAATGATAGCCACTCAGCCCGGCACGGGTATTTCTCCCAGCGCCAGACCTCAGTGACGACATACGATGAACGATTTGGGGAAGTTGGTAAGGCCACCCTCACGCCCGAGATGCTCGCCGACGCTATCTAAGCCAGGATCTCAGTGGCCAAACGGCTGAAGAAGCCCACCTCCACACCGCCGTAGCGACCGGCCTCGATCAAGGGCCTCATGATCTGTCCGAGCAGAGACGCCCCGGCTCCATTCCGCATAGCGAAGATGAGGCGTTCAGCCTCCGCATGACCCTGCTCGTTTTCGAGTTGGTACTGCGACTTCATTTCAGAAACAAATTCGTTTTTAGCAAGCATAACGATACTATTGCCCCCCTACAGGATTTAAGCGGAAAGACGAAAGTCTATAATCCGTAATATAAAACATAATAACCGCAGCCATAATGAACACATAAGTTAATCATGTGTCAACCAGTGGTTGAGTTATCCTACTAAGTCCTTTTCATGGCTAGTGCCGAGCAATGTATTTATTTCATTATCGAAATAGAACGGCGCATCTGGTAACAGGAACCGGCGACGAATATCAGCCGAGAAACCATCATTGGCCTCGATCAGTACACAGTCGAAACCCTCGGCCTTGGCCGCTGCTCCCGTCGTGCCGCTACCGGCAAAAGGGTCCAGGACCAGGCCGCCGGCCGGCGTCACCAAGCGGCAGAGCCAGCGCATCAGAGCGATCGGCTTAACGGTGGGGTGTTCGCTACCCGCCCGGTCGGCTTTGCCCGCCTTGGGATGGTAGTGAAGCGGATCTGCGGCAAGTTCTGCGACCCACTCATCTGAACCTACTGTGAACGCATTGTAGAAACGCGCGGTGTCGCCTGCGAACATTGCCGCCACTTCAGGCGATCCGTCGTGCAAGATATTGGCCGGCCAGCGGCCTTTCGGCTGGACGAAGTCTCCACCCCCGTTGCGGAAGCCTGCACCCTTGCCACCCGCCCGATCTTCCGACTGCCACCCAGCCCCGCGCTCACGGCGCTCACCCGAGTAGGCGCCCCCGTTCAGGTTGTCCTCGGTGGGTGCCCGGCATGCGTCGATGTTGATGGCGCCGACGCCATGCATCAGGAAGTTCGCGGGGCCGTTCTTCTCGCTGAACGCCTTCTGGCCGACGTAGATGGGTTCCAGGGCGGGCTTGGTCGCCTGCGCCCCGTAATACCAACCGTCCCAGGCCTCGGCCTCGGGTGACACGGGAATGTATTCTCCGATCACCTTGGCCGGGACCACGCCCAGGTGTTTGTCGATCGCCATGGCCGCGTTGTGGGCCTTGGGCATTCCCGAGCCGTAGGCCCAGCCGAAGAACGGATGCATGATGAAGCCGGCCAGCTCCATGGCGCAGGCCTGCCAATGGCCGGTGCGCGGGCTGCTGAACGCCAGGACGTAGCCGCCGGGCTTGAGCACCTGGTAGATCAGATGCCAGAACTCCGGGTCGCGCTCGATGCCCGTGGCGTCCCAGGTGTTGCCCATGAACCCCCTGGACGCTCGGGCGAAGGCGCCGTCAGTCCCGTGCTTGGCCGGCGCGGCGTCCGCCTTCCCGAACCGCTTCGTGATCGAGGTCAGGCCATAGGGTGGGTCTGTGCAAACCGAGTCGACGAAGACACCATTCGCGATCATCCATCGCAGGACTTCGCGGTTATCGCCTTGGTGGAACTGAAGCTGGGTCACTGGGTCAGCTCCATTCCAAAGGTTAACGTGCTTTGGTGCGTCGAACAAGAACGAAAGGAGAACATCAGCCGATCAGATCATCATCTTCGTCGGCACCGGTGAACGGCATCACCGGCTGCAGGCTCATGTCGTAGCGCGTGGCCTTCGCCCGCCGGACGATAGACTCGAGCTTGGCGACGAAGGCAGGGATCGCGTTAATCCCCATCACGTGCCCTGGGTGACCCTGGACGACGTGGCGCAGCCGCATGGTGATCGACTGGTCGCCGACTTCGATATCCAGGTTGCCGCAGTTTATGGTCATCCGATCAGGTCGTCCTCAGGCGATGCCGGGGAGGGCTCCACGTGGGCCGGATCGACGTCGTCGTCACCCAGAGCCGGGGCGCGGGTCGTCTTGCCATCACTGGCCTTCTGGAGGGCGTGCAGGACAGCATCCGGCGCAGAGGGGCCATAGGCAAACTCGAAGAACTCGCTGTGGTCGCGCTTGCGGAGCGAGCATTGCCACTGGCCATCCGACCGGTGGCAGAGGTTGGACACGCGCAGCCCGCCCTCGCGGACCACCCGGAACAGGCGCTCCAGGGGTGGCGGGATGGCCATGGCCAGCATCTGGGCGATCTCACCCTGCCGGGTCGCGGTATAGGCGCTCATGCAGCGTTCTCATGCCAAGCTCGATGTTCGGCTGACCCATCGTTGGCGGCCTCGGGTTGGACAGGCGCCGGGACCTCGCGCAGGACGTAGCCGCGGCCCCAGACCGTTTCGATACAGTCGCCGGCACCCGCAAGCTTCAGCTTCTTGCGCAGCTTGCAGATGAACACGTCGATGATCTTGATCTCGGGCTCATCCATGCCGCCGTAGAGGTGGTTGAGGAAGACCTCCTTGGTGAGGACGTTCCCCTTACGGAGCGCCAGTAGCTCCAGCATCCCGTATTCCTTGCCGGTCAGGTGGATAGGCTTGCCGTTTACCTGGAGGCCCTTGGCACGGGTATCGAGCGACAGGGCGCCAATCTCCAACAGCGATTGCGCATGACCCTTCGACCGGCGGATGATCGCGTCACCCCTGGCTATCAACTCGTCCAGGGCGAGCGGGATACCCAGATAGTCGTCGGCGCCGGCCGCGAACATGCGGACTTTTGCGTCGATGTCGGTAGTAGTCGAGATGATCATCACCGGGGACGCGATCTTCGCCGCCCTGATGCGGCGCAGAACATCCAAGCCCGTCATATCGGGCAGGTCTAGGTTCAGCACGATCAGGTCGTATTCGTAGATCTTGGCCAAATCGATGGCTTCCGCGCCGAGGTCAGTCGTGAACACCGTCTGCCCAGACGCCTTGAGCGCCAGTTCCATGGACCGGGCCAGGTTGTCGTCCATCTCGGCGATCAGGACTCGCATCACTTGGCTCCGTCGCAAAATTGATCAGGGGTGACTGAGGACGAGAGGTCGCCAAGGCCGCCCGACCAGCCTGGAATATCGACCAGGTAAGTCTTGGTGACCGGATCTAGGCCGACGACTGTCCCGTTGGCGCATGTTCGGACAGCAGAGGCGCGCGCCCACTTCTCCGCGCGCACCGCAGCCGGATCTGTTGTCGGCGCACAGGCCGCTAGGCTGGCCAACGCAGTTAGGCCCATCATGAGCGATATCGCGCTGCCCACGGCAAGCAGTAGTCCGACCATGCGCGGCGTGTTGATCGACGACATCACAGACCCCCGATCGCGGCGAGATAGAGGTCGAGGATGGCCTCTTCCTCCAGTCGCTTCGCCTCGTCCTGCTTGCGCAGGCGCACGACCATACGAAGGATCTTGACGTCGAACCCTTCTCCCTTGGCTTCGAGGTAGACTTCCTTGATGTCCGCCATCACGGCAGCCTTGTCCTCATCCAGGCGCTCGACGCGCTCGATGATGGTCTTGAGGCGCCCCTGGGCAGTGGAGTTCAGGACGTCGATCGAAGCGTCGTCGCCGCTGTTGTGTCCCATGCCAGCCATCAGGCGGCGACCTTCTGCACTCGACCAACCCTGGGCTTCGGCGCCTTGTAGGGCTCGGCGAGAGCGGCGCGCAGCGCGACCCCGAACCGCTGGCTCGACGAAAGGTACTTCGCCGGCAGCTCCGACACCTGGCAGTGCCGCACCGCCTCGATCGTCAGCCTGCGCGACATCCGCTTGCGTTCGCCGCGGGTCATCCGAACGCTCTCGACCGATCCGTCCGGCTGGAGGATATCGACGTCCTTCACATTCTTCGACGGACGGCGAACGCCGCCACGCGGGGCGTGCCCGGCCTTGTAGTCGCGACCCATGGCCTGGGCCTGAGCCCACGGAACGAAGAGAGTTTGAGCTGCGTTAAACATTTCGATCTCCGGTTTATTGGTCAACTTTAGGTTGATAATTATGGAAGCGCAAGGCCTCATTAACGACGAAATGCAGGTCGGTTCGTAAGGTCGGCCCAGTCCTGCATACGGACCTCGGAGTCGCCGCGCTTGCGGGCCTGCTCGGCAGCCCAGACGGCGTGCTCAGGCGTTCCAGGTTCGACAACCCTCGACACCGGCACAGGGCGTTTGCAAAGCGCGCACGCGCAGCCTAGGCCTGGGATGTAGACGTGGTCGAGCAGGTTTTCGTCGTCAGTCATGCTGCCAGTTTCTCCTTGGCACGGCGGCCCTTACGGGTGTCCCAGGTTTCCAGGAATCGATGGGGATTGCCGGGGCGAGCGATAGCCGGTTTTGCCCGATGGCCTTCACGAAGGGCGTAGACAGGTCGGGCGAACTTTCCCCGGCCTGGCGACTTGTCGATCCGCTCGATCGCGTATTTCAGGCAACCGATGACCCGGCCGCGTGCCGCTTTAGGGATGAAGGCATACAACTCGGCCAGGGTGGCAGGGCCGAGGGCTAGCCGCGCCAGGATCAGCGGCGGGTAGATGGATTTGCTCATGCTGAGATCATGTAGCCGCGGCGGTCGGATTTCTCCGCCGTACGCAGCTCCATCTTCACAATGCCGGCGCCAACGAAGCGCGCGAGCTGCTGGCCTCGGTCGTTGGTGGTCAGCAGCCGGCAGGCCTTGCGTTCGGCCTTCAGGCGCCCACGGGCGAGGAAGACGACGAAGGTCATCGCCCGGCCGTCATAGATGCCGACCAGTTTCCAACGCGTTCTTTCATCTGTTCCGCTCATGGAGTCAGATGCCTTTCATGCCAGTGAGGTTGATGGTTAAGGTGCGCTTCGTGGTGCCTTCGCTTTTTCCTTCAACAGGGGTGGCGTTGAGGAGGGCGTTGAGGAGGGCGTTGAGGAGGGCGTTGATCGTGCCGCGTGTTTCAGGGCCGGCGGTGTAAAAGAACGCGGGCCAGAACGTCCCAAGATGCTCGATCAGCAAGAGTTCGTTCTCGTCGCTAAGCCCCTCAGGGGAGGTGTTGGAGGTCATGGGGTGGGGTCCTTGATTTGGCCAGCGGCCCATTCGCGCATCCGTTGCCAGCGCGTCTCGGGCGTGTCGTCGTGCCAGCCGCCTTCGTCGTTCAGGTATTCGATCTCCTGAACGAGCGGCGCAGCGATACCGAAGGCGCGAGCGACTTGATCGGGGTCTTCCACGTCGATGCCATCCATCTCGACGCCCCGCTTCATGCCGACGCTGCCGATGGCGCAGACCGAACCCTCTTTGTAGAGGTCGTGCGCGATCAGTCGCTTTTCGGGTAGAGCATCTAGGGCCTCGACCAACTCTTTCAGGAAGGCTTGCCCCCGCTTTCCCCGGATTGTGCTGGCGACAATTCCGCGCCACCGACCAAGTGCCAGAGCGTCGTCAATGCCATAGTCCTCGGAATATCCTGAGCGGCTCATTTGTCTTCTCCTATCTGGGAGTCTGAAATCATGGCGCGGTACATCCGCATGAACCGGCCATCGCCTAGCCAGACGCCGTGGTCCTTGCAGTAGTCCGTTGCCGCTACGATCATCGCCTCAGTCGGCTCTTTCGGAACCAGCACCATCCCCTTAGGCACGCTACTAGCTGGGAAGAGGGCGAGAGCCGCCGCCAGCATCTTGCGGCTGCGGTCTGCGGTTTCGCGCATGTGCGATATGGTGGCGGGGCCGTCCCGGCTATGGGGCTCTAGACCCGCCTTGAACAGGGCTGGGGCAGCTACACGACAGGCCGCCAAAACCATTTCATCAGTCACCTCCTCCCGTGTTGGCCGTTGGGTGGGTTGGGGTGTTGGGGCGGCCCACGATGCCAGTTCTGCGAGCCAATCAATGGGCTCCCCACCCCCTGTATCTGCTAGGGCGTCTAGAGCGGATAGGGCGTAGTCGTCGGCGGCTTCTCCGAACTCCGCGTCCTCAACCCGCATCAGGGCAAGCTCAGGCTCGGCCTGGATGGAATTGTGCGTGTCGGTGCAGCCCTTCTCTTGAAGGAGGGCGTTTCGGACGGCCATGATTTCTGCCCAACCGTCGCCGTCGTTCAGGGCGTGAAGATTGCCGTGGTGGTAGGCGTCCTCGGCGAGCGTCAGCAGCGGACGGATCGCTTCCTCCAGCCCCGCTATCCTTTCACGGGCCTTGGAGAGTTCGGCTTGCAACTCTTCGACGGTTTCTAGCGCGGCCTTTAGCTCGCCCTCTCGATTTCCGGCGTCGTGCTCCTGGTCTTCGGTCAGAATGGTCAGCCGCTCGTTCTCTTTCTTCAGCTTGGAGAGTTGGGCTTTCATAGCCGTCCATCCGGACAACTCGTCCCGCCAACCCGGGATAAACATGTCCAACGCGCCCGTGCCGAAGCCTCCGCGACAGTTACGGCCTTCTAGATCGATCAGGGCAGGTTGAGCGCTCCACTTCTTGCAGTAGCCCTCGTAAGCTCGCAGGTGCATGTGCCAGGGGATGCCTTCTGGCCAACCTTGCACCGGGGCGCGTTTCTCGACCGCCCGTTCCAATTCGTTCTGTTCACTCTCGGAGGGCATTAGGTCCGCCTGCTGTTGTGAGTTATTGTATTCGCTTGCGTTTGGGCTGGTAGACGTCGAGTTGTCCATTGAGACGGCGGCCTTTCTTTTGTGCGGCACGGATCACGATCTCCCGATCACGTATGATCCCAGCGGCGCGTTTGAAGTTGTTGGCGGCGAACAGATCGTTGTCGCCTTCGGTCCAAACGATTGTTTGCTTGATGTGGGTCAGGCGAACCGTGCCGCCGGACCCGCGGACTGCTACGAGCTGCGCCGCATCCTCGGGATACTTGCACCACCCCAGGTACTCGTCGTCTGGGCTGAACACCTTGTATTTCGGAGACATATCGTAGGTGCTGTTGCCCATCGTATCGTCCTTCTTCGTGCCGGGATTATTTGCCCGCGCACCACCGCAATATCTGGCTGTCCGGCCCTGGTCGCGCCCACATCACGCCATCGGCTAGGTCAGGGTAAACCGGGGTTATCGGGATACAGGGGATGTTCTCATTGTGATAGTATAGAGCGTCGCAGTCCGGGGGCTCTTGGCCTGCGACGACAATGGAGAGCCGCCGACGCGTAATCTCATGATACGGGTCCTTCCAGTAGACTAGGCAGCTAGCCTTGGATGTGATCGGTCGCACGACAAGCCGGCGGGGCAGCACTCGCGCCAGGTACGGCGGCATCACCAGCGGACGCGGGGCAATCTTGATGGGCCTGGTGACCGCGACCTCGACGCCAGACAGGTCCGCGACCTGAGCGAAGGTCGAGGAAGCGGCGCAGAGCATGGCGCAGGCCATCAGAGAGATCGCGATGAGCGGTTTCATGGGTAGTTCCTCTTTACCGCCTGCGCGGCTTCGTATTGGTCCTGGGCACTACGACCGGGAGGCGGATCGCCCATGATCTGAGCCGTCACGACCCTGGAGGGCTTGCGGTTGTCGTTGGCGCTGCGGCGAAAGATGATGCCGGACTCTGCGCCCGTCTGCTGGATTTCGCGCGGCGCGATAGACCGACCGTTGTCGAACACAACCCCCTTTGATGACCCATGCTCAACCGGTTGTGAAGTCCTCGGCGAAAAGTTGTCCCAGGGCGTGACGGCTCTGATCTTGGCTTTCATGACCGCACCAGCCCGGCCATGCGTTCCTTCATGGCGATCTCGTTGCGGATGCGGTCGCGCCCGCCGAGCCGCTGATAGACGCCCTGCATGACCCGCATCTGGTCTTCGGTGTGCCGGCCCTCCATCAGGGCGAGCAGCGCCTTTTCCTCGGTCGCGTTGAGGGTCAGCATGACGGCCGGTCCTGCTCGGTGTGCTCGATCTGAAGGCTGGATTGGTGGTGGCTGGTGATGCACGCGACACCGGTGGAGTCCGTCCACTCGACGATGGCCATCCCAGCTTTCGTATGACCGCGGACCTCGCCTGACGGGCCACCGTGCCAATGCCGAACCGTGTCGCCGACATCGAATTTGCGCGGGGTCTGCCAACTGCATGGCGTGCGGCCGTGGTAGCGGACGGCGTCGCTAAACAGCGACTTGGCGGCGGGCTCGGCCGCGACTTCCCGAGCACAAGCTTCCGCAAGCTTCGTGGCGTCGGACTTCTCGATGATGGGGCGGTGGATCAGCTTGAAGCGGGTAGACATCCAGCAATGCGGTCGGTCTTTTAGAACGACGTAGCCGTGCGCGTTGACATATTGGGTAAGAACTACGTGCTTATCGCCCGTCTCAAGAAGACCGCCGCTGTCGTATGCATCGACGACTTGAACCATATCGCCGGGAAGAAACTCTCCCGGATTCTCGATCACCTCGTAGTGTTCGGCCGGACACCAACTGGAGCAACCCGCCTGATCCAGGTAGCGGATGCAGGGCGGTCCAGAGATGCGGTTGGCGACACTGGTCACCACCACGACATCGCCGATGTCGTGGCAGCCAGCGATGGGAAAGCAGATGCGGCGAACCGTATCGCCAGCCTTCAGCGGGCGTCCCATCAGCGTGCGCCCGACTTGCCGACCTTGCGGCGGTTCTTGATGACGCTGGCACGGGCAGCGGCCGATGCACGCTTGTCGCTGAGCAGGATCGCCCGGCGTTGGCCTTGCCGAGACAGGACCGCCGCCGGCGGTCCATAGGTTGCGGTGTTCGCTTCGAGCTTGGCGATGTGGTTGAACCGAGTCCGATCGGCGCCAGTCTTCACGACTTCCGGATAGGTCTTCGTCTCGGTGTTGGTGGCCGTCGCGCTGGTCATCTGTGCCTCTGTCTCTCAACTGCGTGTTGAGAGGATGAAGCCATGGCGCTAAACCATAGTCAACCGAAAGTTGATTATGTTCTCAACTTTTTTGGGACTGACCGATCTCAAGATTGCCGCCGCCTGGCACGCCGACCTTGATCTCCGACGCGGTGTTGGACGACACGAAGATCAGCAGGCCCACAGCCTGGACGCCGAGCGACACCCAGAGCGCGATGCCGATGGCCTTGATCACGTCATGCAGGGCACTCTCGGGGAAGGCGTGCAGGGTGAGCCACGCCGTGAGCGCGAAGGTCTCGATCATCACCGAGGCAAGGAAGCAGATCAGCGTCCACTCGCCCTTCGTCGTCGGCTTGATCGTCTTGACCATGGCCGGCGTCTCGATCGCCGCGGCCTGGCCGTCTGTCATTTCAGGCATGATGGCGCATCCGAGGACTGGGGTTAATGCGCCACATAATCACGTAAAGGTGGATTTGTCCACGTTTAGGTTGACTGTGTGATTGCGGCGTGATCTGGTCGGCGGGTCAAGTCGAGCCGATGTGCCCGCGATGTTGAGACCTAGCAGGAGGCTGTCATGAAATATCACGGATAGATGCCGTCATCATGTGAGCACCCAAGGCCCTTCCGTTCAGTCGGGAGGGCCTTTTGATTCCTGACTCACGGCTGCGGCTAGAGCCCACATTTTCCGGGAACGAGCTGCATCCCTACCCAGGGGGCCAATTCGGATCTGACCCCCTGGACCTTGCCTCTGCCAGCGTTGCGGTGCAACGGTGCGCGCCACGACATGGGGGATGCGATGCGCGGATTTGCTCTAGGGGTTGGCCTGGCGGCGCTGATTGGATTAGCGGGTTGCACTAGCGTCGGATCGAACTTTGATCAGGCGACGGCCGACGCGTTGGCGCCCGGCATGACGTTCGCCGAGGTTCGCGCAAAGCTAGGGGCGCCCAATGCCATCGCAACACGCGCGGATGGGTCAACCGTCGCCACGTGGACTCATGGGGACGTGAACGGGTTTACGGGTAAGGTCGCGGCGCGCGCCGTGCGGATATCCTTTGACACGTCCGGCCGGATGACTGGCCAGATTCAGCGGTCACAGATTGCCGGCGGCCCGCGTCTATAGGCCCGCAACATGGCAGACTCCTAGCGCCCCTTGGCCATGCGATGTAGCGTGAAGGCGAACAACAGGCCGAGGCATATCAAGATGGGCTTGGCGTGGCCACTGGCGGCGATGGCCAGGGCGCCGCCGAAACCCGCGACGATGAGCAATCCGAACAGGGCGAACACGCCGGCGCCGTTGCCTGGCGTCTCAACAGGGGCGGGCGAGATCCCGACGCCGGTAAACTTGATCTCCACGCCAGGGAACAGGACGGGAAGCGGGGGCATGGTCACGCGCACCAAGTCGCACGGCCGCGGCGATCCATCTTCGCCGATGGTGGATACAAGCGCCTGGCCAACCCCCATGGTCATAATCAGCCCTGCAGCGTCTAGCTTCGGGTTGATCGGCATGGTTTCGGCCGCGACACGGGCGGCGCGTTGATCCTGTACCGTGGCGCCGCGCAAGGCGTGCTGAACACGGTTGCCGAGCTGGGCGAGGATGGCGGCCGGTATGTCGGCGGGTGATTGCGTGGCGAAGTAGACCCCGACTCCCTTAGATCGAATGAGCCGGATTATCCGCTCGATGCGTTGAATCAAGGGCGGCGGTGCGTCGGCGAACAACAGGTGCGCCTCGTCGAAAAACAGGACGAGTCGCGGCTTATCGAGGTCGCCCACTTCGGGGAGTCGGTCATACAGGTCACAGAGCACGAAAAGCAGATACGCGCCGTATAGCGCGGGCGATCGGATAAGCCGGGTAGCGTCGAGGACGTGGACAAAGCCGGGCGTCATCAACTTCGCCACGTCAAAGCATGGTCCGATCAATGCGCCGGCGCACCCTTCGCGCTCTATCCCTAAAAGGGTGCGCTGAACGGCGCCGACGCTTGCGGGCGATATCAGCCCATATCGGGCACCAAGGCCTTTCGGATTGCTGGCCAGCTTGCGCAGGACGTCGCGGAAATCGCCTAGCGTGTTGATGGGAGTCCGTGTGTCGCTCGCATAGGCGAAAGCGATATCCGTCACCCCGGCTTGCGCCTCGGATAGATTGAGCGCGCGCGCCAGTAGATCAGGGCCAAGCGCCTTAACGGTCAACCGGGCGTTCCGCATTGGGTCTAGCAGGACTTGACCGTCTAGCGCGGCCGTGAGAGGCGCCAGGTCGCCTTTAACGTCAGCGATGAATACGGCCGCGCCGGCATCGGCGAACCCTTGCGCCAGCTTGGCCACGGTGACGGATTTACCCGTTCCCGTGGCGCCCGCGATCAAGCCATGCCGGTTTGCGAATTGGCTTGCGATATAGGACGCGCCGCCGTTGCCTTGGCCAATGGGGATTCGGGTCATCGACGAATCCTCAAACGTGCAGGGACGCGCGGCAACGCTTTCAAAGCGGTAACCGTAAGGCCACAGTTCCGGGCGAGGTCGCGCCACGCTGCAGGCAACGCCTTTCTACCGTCTGAGTCGTGGCCTACGCCCGTTTGATCTTTCCAGCCGGTCCCGTCCTGCAGAATGATCACATAGCCCGCCGCAAAGCGGGCCGGTTCAATTCGGATTGTGGGCGCCATCATGAGAACACCGCGAAAAGAATGATCAGGCCACCGACAAGGGCGATGGCGCCGAGGGCGCGCAAAGCCGTGTTGATGACATTGCCAAGGAATAGGCTATGGCCCGTTGTCTCGAATGCTTGGCCGGCGCGTTGGCAAGTGCGCTGCGCAGCCTGATAGTGGGCCGTTGCGTATGTGAAGGAGTCCACGGTGCGCCTCATTGGCCGGACTCGTCTAAATCGACGGTCGCAATCCAAGCGCCCGGCTTGCCGATATATGCCGTTCCCGAATTGCTGAAACACGCGACATAGACTCGGCGCCAACGGCCTTCCCATTTGACCATGTATTGCGACGGAAGGCGGGCGCCATAACCACTCGCGGTATAGCTAAGCCCGCATTCTTGCCACCATAGCGGAACCCGCTTTGCGGGTACGGATAGCGTGAGGAACGGGCCAGGGGAGACGGTCGCGCTAGACCCGAATTGCAGAAAAGCTTTCATGCTGCAGCCTCAGTTGTAGAAAGTGGCGAGAGGGAAGGTTTCGCGAACGGTCGCCTTGGCATCGGCGCGATCACTGGCGCGGAACGTCTGATCTAGGCGGCCGTCATCCGTCGCGGCCCAATAGAGCGGCTCGCCTTGGCCCCAATAGGCGCCGCAATCGTCATAGCCGCCCGAGTCCAGCCGAACGCGGCGAAGGGTGACCTTGGGCCGATCATTCGTTTCGCGGGCTTGCGCTGCAGGGATAAGCGCCAGCGTGGCCTGGGCCTCTTCCTGAAAGTAATGAACGGCTTCGAACCAATAGCGGGCCTTCAGTCCGTCCGGGGTTTTCCGGTTTTCACGGTCGCGTTCCGCCTGGCGCGCGAACGACTTGAGTTGCGCCGCCGCGACCTGCAGTTGCTCAACAGTCCGCGTATCAGGGGCGATAGACGGGCGACCCATCGGCGCCCCGCGTTTCCAATCGCCCATGTAGCCTTGCGGCGCGTTCGTCTCGAATGACGGCATTTGGGTTAGTCCTCAACTAAAGGTTGATTGAGTTGGCGAGACTAGACGGCGTGCAGGACGCGATAGCCGGCCTTTTCGAGGGCGCGAGTCCAGTCGTTCGAGTCCATACCTGGCGCGGCGTCCTGCATAGCCTTGCGATCCGCTAGAAGACGATGGCCGTAAGGCGTCATTCCGTCCTCGTATTCGCCCCTGCCATATTCCGGTATCTTGGAAATAGCGTGCGCCACGGCGGCGGAACGCTTGTCATAGCCGTAACCATTGGCAAAGCCGCGAACCATTTCCACGCCAATCAAATGCACATAAGCATACAGGCGGCTCGCACCGTCGCGCGGAAACTTGATTGCGACAGTCGCAACGCGGTCACCTTCCTTATTCAAGATCACGAAAGCCGAAACCTGCGCAAACGCCGCTTTGTGTTGTTCGTAAATGTCAGCCATTTCCGTGTTCCCTTGTGTGTCGCCTATAAACGACAATTCGGTTTAGTAGTCAACCAAAAGTGGATTATAATTTCAACGGTACGAAAAGGCGAAATGCCGGCCGTGCTGATCTTTGCCGTGATTATCGCAAATGACAGACGCGCCGCGCACGGCTTCGGAATACATGCCGCCGGGGTTGAGGGCGTCTAGCAGGGTTGCCGCGCCGGTTGCGTGCGGATTGACTGGCCAGGCGAGCGAAAGGCCCGTGCGGCGGTTCATATAGGCAGCAGGTAGCGTTCCCGTGTCGTCCGGCATGATCAGGCGATAGGAAGCGGCAAAGCCGTTCGCCTGCAGCGGCCCAATCTCTTCAAGGTAGAGATTGACGGCGGGGTTTTGTTTGATCGAGCTGGCCAGGGTTAAAGACATTATCAAACCTCCAGAACTTCGCACGGCATCGACGGATTTTGGCTTAAATAAAGAAAGCCATCACGAGGATTGAACAGTTTGCCCTTAAGTCCAGACTTGGACATTAGATAGCAATCGTCCAGCTTATGGGTGAATGCGTTGAACCGCATTACCATTTTATAGTTCTGAGTATTGGCTATATCGCCCATTGTCTGATTCCCTAGCGATAGAAGGTCAAAATGTTGCCGGAAACCTGGGCTAGGTGGTCTTCTGTGTGAACATACCCACCTAACGCGCCCGCGAGGACGTTTGCGAAGGTGAGCAAGGCCCGAATGCGGTAACAGGTGCGGCCGAAGTCGTCGGTCATCGTGTCGGTGGTGATCAGCTCGTATTTCTTCGTCATCTGGGCAAGTCCTCGTTGTGTGATTTCGTGTCGCCTTTGTGCGACTCTTTGGTTTAGTAGTCAACTAAACGTTGATTTCATAATCAACAAAACGCAATGCGTCTCGCGGCGTTCCGTTTCAGTCGGTTTTGCGGAATCGGTGGACGCGAGCGGGCGGCGCCACTTCGACGGTCACCCCTGCAGCCGCCATCGCATCGACGACCTTGGATAAACCCTTGGCCGTGAAGCGTACCTCAATCAGCGCCCGCACCTTCGCCAGCTCGGGCGACACACGGTCAATCACGACGATCTTGCGCCGGCCGTCATCAGACGTTGACATGCGACTTGCCTTTCGTGCGGCCCTTGGACGCTTGGCCAGGTTGATAGGTGGTCACCTTGCCAATGCCGAGAGTCGTTGTGGTCCGCCCGTCTTCGTGATGCTCAATAGTCGGATTGAATGTAGGCGTTACCGCGATGAGTTGAACGCCAAGCGCCTCAACAACCTTAAGCACTGTCGCTAGTTCCGGGTTACCGTCATGAGATAATGAGCGATAAAGCGTTTGCCTGTTCAATCCAGTGTCACGCGCCAGCTTCGCAAAGTTGTTAGCGCGCATACATATACCTAGTGCATCGGCGATCACTGCAGCGTTTCCACTAGACATTGCGCTATTGAGGTATCCTGCGATGTCGTCTGGCGTTAATAGGTGTTCTGCCGGATCGAACGGCGTTGTTTCAACAGTCATAGTTTAATGTCCTTTGCTAGTTGCTTAGCGCGCTTGATCGCCCTCTTCTGATCCGACTTATCGGAACCGGATAAAAGCACGATCAATATATCCGCTTTCTTGATTAGATAGACACGATAGCCAGGACCTACATTAACCCGCAATTCTGAGACGCCATCGCCAACCGACTTCAGGTCGCCTAGGCCAAGCGTCAAACGTTGGACGTGATCCAAGATGACGCGTGCGCCAGCTCGATCACGTAAGCCGTCAATCCATTGGCCGAACGTCTGAGTCTTGCGAACCTCGATCATTCGTCACTGTCGCTTATAGGCGACACACTGTCAACGCTCATTCGTGCTGACCTGTAGCTATAGGCTTTATCTATCGTGTGGTCCGTTTGCATAGACTGAGTAATTGTCACCTTTTAGGTGTATCGACGTTATCTATAACGCATTTGCCAACTCAAAGTTGAGAATAGCTGACCGTTGCCGGCATTTAATGAAGCCGGTGTTACGGTGTAACAGTCCTAAGTCGTTGTATTTGTTTGGCTCTGGGCCCCCTCTAGCGATTTTCGACGTCCGGGGCAGGCGCAGAGCCGGGGAGGGGGAGCGATCTCAAACGGCCTTATCCGACCTGTTTGGCGCGTATAGCCATAGATTGCCTCGATATCATCCGAAAAACGCGCATACGATCTGGAACAGGTGGAACAGGTCCGAAAGCCGCGCCAAAAAGCTGTTCCAGCGCAAATGACTGAATTTATTGAGCAATCACAGGTGGAACAGGTGGAACAGCTTTCTATAAGGACTGTCGTAATAAGGGTAAGAGTCAGAAGGGGCTAAAGCCTCCACACTGGCCGAGCAGGGCGCGAAATAAAAACACCCCGTACAGCAAGACTCCTGGGAATCCGTGTTCCGGCTGTGCAACCTGTTCCACCGGATGAAATTCTCAATGATTTCAAGGGTGCCGGCTGGAACAGGAATCGGGTCGAAAACGAAAAAGGCCCCTGGATTTCTCCAGAGGCCCATTTCTCAACTCAGAGTTGACAATTACTTCAGGCAGAGGGAGCCGGTTCTCCGGGAAACTCGCTGCTTCCCGTACTTCTCGAACCGCATGAATCCGTCCGAGTACCAGCCCTTGATCTTCTTCATCGCGCGCCCGAGCTGCTGGGATTGGATCTGACCGTAACCCGCGGCGTCCCTGCCCAAGCACGTCTCCCAGACCTCAAGCAGGCACGTCTCCTGCCGCAGGACCGGAAGGTCGCCTAGCACGTCGTCCAGGTCAGCCAAGCCAGTCTCATCGACGATGGGCCGGTCCAGCCAGGCTTCGATCTTACCGGCGAGGCCGTCTTCCGCAGACTCGACCCGGCGGTCCTCCTGGATACGCACGGCCTCACCGCTGGCGTCCTCGCCAGTCAGGTAGAGCGGCAGGTCGCCGTATTCGCCGTGCTTCGCCCGCATCACGTCGTAGGCCGCCTTGGCTTCCGCCCAGACCTGGTCAACCTCGACCGCGAAGCCCGCGGTGTCGATCTCATCGACCTCGCATCGGATAGGCCAGAAGCGCCGGCCGCCGGTGTCGTCTCGCAGATATTCCTGGTCGTTGGTCGAGCCGAGCATGATGCACTGGCGGTCGTATTGCTGCGCCCGCCGGGCATAGGACAGGCGGACCTTGTCGCTCTGCCTGGAGATGAAGGCCTTGATCTGGCGCACGTCGGCGCGGCCGAAGCCGGACAGCTCCGGGATTTCCAAGATCCAGGAGCCTTGCATCGACTCGACCATCTGCTTCGGGTCGTGGAAGTCGCCGTCAAGCTCGCTGAACCAATCCTTGGCCAGGATGCGGATGAAGGTGGACTTCCGCTTGCCCTGCAGACCTTCGAGGATGGTGGCGAAGTCGAACTTGTGGCCGGGCTTCATCACCCGAGCGACGCCGCCGACTAGCGTCATCCTGGCTACCGCGCGCGTATAGGGTGTGTCGTCGGCGCCGAGGAAGCGGATGAACAGGCTGTCGAGCCGCGGCACGCCATCCCAGGTCAGGCCGGACAGGTACTCGCGGACGGGGTGGAAGGCGTTGTCGCGGGAGATGATGTCGATCGCGGCGTGCAGGTCCCGGTCGCTGATCTTGATGCCGTAGCCGCCCTGGCGGGTGGGCGCTTCCATCATGGCGCGGACGGCGTTGTCCTTGTCGTCGGTCCACAGGTCGCCGTTGACCTTGTCCTTCAAGACCCAGATAGGGCCTTCGAGTTGGACGGTGCCCTTGGGCGACTCCTTGCGGGCGATCTTCTTGCCCGGCATCCCGCGCTGGACCGACTCGCCGGTGAACTCGTTGAACGCCACGACGGTCTTCAGGCGCGGGTCGTTGCACACGATCAGCTTGACGTTGTGCAGGGTCGGCTTGATCGCCCCTTCCTCGTTGCGGTCGATCTTCGAGACCCATCCCAGGCTTGGCTTCGCCGGCTCGACCACCGCGACGGTGCCCAGGACGTCATCGTCGTCACCGGGCAGCTCGCCGAGCAGATCGTCGTCCGTCTCGATATTCTCGAACAGGCCCACGCCGCTCAGCTCGTCGCGCAGGCGAGCGTCGGCCGCGGCCTTCAGGAGCATGGCGAACCGCATCGACTTGCCCGTGATGCGGAACGACTTCCACACCCGAACCAGGTCTTTCTCATCGAATTTGGCGGACTGCTTGGAGAACGCGCGCCACAGCCGCAGGCCGCCGTCGCCGCCCTCGAACTGGTGGTGGAGCGCCATGCCCACCGTCGTCCAGCCCTCGCGGTCCTCGCACCACTCGCCGAGCGGCAGGGCGGCCAGGGTCGCGTCGATCTCGTCGAGCGTGAGGTCCATCGGCTGCTTGTGCAGATGGGCAGTGAGGTCGTTGTCGTCCTGGCCCTTGGAATCTTCCATGGCCAGGGTGGCGTGCCAGGACTTGACCCGATCGGCCGACACGACAGGCCCGAGGCCCATCTCCACCAGGTCGAAGTCGAACTCCCGTGCCCAGAGGTAGGGGTTGCCTGTGACCGGGTGGATCGACGGCGGAAGCACGACCTGCTTGCCGGTGCCGAACAGCTCGATCTCCCAGACCCAGTGCTTCTTGCCCTCGGTATCGTGAAAGAACTCGACGCTGTGCGCGACCTTCTTCGAGCGGAACGGCTCGGTGGTAAGGAAATAGAAGTGCCGGCTGTCGCCGCCGGACCCCGAGATCACGGTCGGCACGTCGGCATACTCTGGCAGGAAGTCGCGCAGTCGCGCCTTCGCCTGTTCGATCATCTCGGGCTTGCGGACGTCGAGGTCCAAGACCTGGAGGTACAGCTTTCCGATACGCGACGGCTCGCCCAGGCGCACGCCGACGTTATAGCCGGGGCGGTAGGCGCGCTTCAGGGCATCAAATGAGTATACGGGCTCAGATGCCCAAGCATTGGTGAAGGGCGCTTTGGACCGCTCGCGCAGCCAGTGGACGGCGAACCCCGCCTCCACAAGATGTTTTACGTCATCAAGCAACTTCGTCCCCGATCGATTGAGTTCGTGGAAGGACGAAATCTCAACCCATGACGAAGGCGAACAACTCTTGCGGGACGAGCCTGCCGTTGGAGGCTTCGATAGTCTTGCGAGCACCGGCGACGCTCATCTTGCCGCTTCGCAGCCACTTATAGACGCCCTCGTCAGACATCTCGATCGACTTGGCGAAGGCCTTGACGTCGAAAATGCCCTGGTTGGTCCGCAGGTCCGGGAAGCTGGCGTCGAGCAGCTTATAGAGCGGGTGGTTGTAGAACATGGCGGGGTCGGGGGTCTTAGCGGCGGCCGTGGCGTCGTTCATGGAGTGCTCCGGGAAATCTGCGTGATCTACCCGTAGCCCTCAATTCCATAATTATCAACAAAAGAGTGGTTATAATCACTATTTGGTTGACTTTGGTTCGGGCTCATAGATTTTAGGAGGCACTGGCGGGCCACCCCGCAGTCATCAAAATCTGGAGATCGACAACATGAGCTTGGAAGCCGCCCTGGCCGCCAACACCGAAGCCCTCACCGTTCACACCGCTGCGCTGAATAGCCACGCGGCGCTGCTGCAGGAAGCCAATGCCGGCCGCGAAGCCGCTGTCGCCTCGCTGACCGGCGCTGTGACCGAGGGCAAGCACAAGGGCCGCACGCCCGGCAGCAAGGCCGCCGAAAAGGCCGCCGCTGCTGCCCCCGCCGCCCCGGCTCCTGCCGAGGCCGTCGAAGAAGTGGTGACCGCCGACGTCCTGCGGGCCAAGGCCGGCGCGTTCCTGAACGTGGCCGAGCCCGAGAAGGCCGAGCGCAAGACCTTCGTGAAGTCGATCAACGCCCACTTCGGCGCCGAGACCATCGTGACGATCCCGGCTGAGAACTTCGCCCAGGTCGTGGGCTGGTTCGACCGCTTCGCTGCCGGCGAGAAGGTCAACTTCTCCGAGGGCGAGGATGAAGTCGAAGGCGAAGACGACGGCATCGGCTAGCCGACCCTACGGAACCCTCGGCCTTCGGGCCGGGGGCAATCCGGCGAGCGGACGGCTGTATTGCGAACGACCTGCTGCGGGTCGCGCCCACTCCCCAGACTGCCCCCATCAACAGGAGATGACCATGCCGACCCTCAAAGAAATCGACGCCCATCTCGTAACCATCGGCGCAACCGTGAAGAAGGGCGCCGAATACGCCGAGCACGCCTCGATCGACGCCATGATCGCCCTCGTCGGCAGCACCTTGAAGGCGTTGCACATCATCGCCTCTCCCGCCGCCACGGACTCCGCACTGGTTCCGTAAGGACGACCGGACCCTCGGCCTTCGGGCCGGGGTGTTCCGCTGAGGCGTCGGCTGAATCCCCCCGCAGACCGACGTCTCTGCCGAACACCTGAAGGAGATCGCCATGAGCTGGCATATCGAGTTTCACGCTGCGTCGAAGGCCTCCGCGATCGCGCAGATCGATGAGAGACAGGTCAAAAGTTACGGGCATTTTCCCGTCGCCGCGGCCTCCGTGATCAAAGAAACTGTCGCCCTGCTGGCGACCGTCGAAAACTCGATCATCTACGTGAAGTCGTCGGGCCACAACGACGCCTCGAACGGTAACGTCGAGACCACCGTGCGCCTGTTCCTGCTGGTCTGATGCCGATCCTCCGATCTCTGATCACCGGCCCCGTGTGGGAGTCGTTCGCCAAGCTCGCCTACGGGCGTGACCCGGACGTCTACATCGGCGGCAAGGAGGACACCTACCTCGAACGCTGGTGGGTGATCCCGCGCAATCCGTTCTTCAACGTCTACCTGCATCATGTCATGCGGTCGGACGACGATAGGGCTCTCCACTCACATCCTTGGCTTTTCAATCTCTCGTTAATCCTGGCCGGCAGCTACGTCGAGCACGCCGCCGAGGGCAAGGTCGAACGCAAGGCCGGCGACCTGAAGCTTCGGATCGGCCCGGCCTTCCATCGCCTGGAGATCACTGACGGAGCCTGCTGGACGCTGTTCATCACCGGCCCAAAGTGCCGCATGTGGGGCTTTCGTTGTCCGAAAGGCTTCGTGCCCTGGACGCAGTATGTCCTGAACGATGGCCTGGGCTCATCCACCATTGGCGGCGGTTGCGGGGAGTTCGCATGAGCGAGGGTTACGAAATCTTCGAGGCGGACGTGCTCGCCTATGACCCTTTCGCTGGGGACTTCGGCGATCCTTCGGGCCGACTCCTTAGCGACAAGATGGTGCGCGCCGCAAAGACCCACGACGGCTGCCATATTTGCGCTGGCCCCGTCGCCAAGGGAGACAGGCACCGAAGCCGTGTCGAGATATTCGACGGCGAAATGCTGTCGTTCCGCTGGTGCTGGTCCTGCTGCACCGCCATGGCGCGCAATTGGGACGATGCCGGGGATGAGATTTGCGCCCGGCAAGATCTGCATGGAAACCATCAATGAGACTGATCGCATTCGCCGGCCTCAAGGGTTCGGGCAAGGACACTGCCGCACAGGTCTTCGTCGAGTCGGGCTTCGCGCACGTCAAGATGGCGGGGCCGCTGAAGGCCATGCTGCGGACGCTCCTGGAGTACCAGGGCACCGACGCGCGTACCATCGAAGCGGCGATCGACGGTCACCTGAAGGAGGCCCGGATCGGCTACCTGTGCAACCGCACACCGCGGCACGCGATGCAGACATTGGGGACCGAGTGGGGCCGCGAGCACATGGCCAGCGACTTCTGGATCGAGATTGCCAGGAACCGGATCGAGTCGCTCGACCGCAACGTGGTCATCAGCGATATCAGGTTCCCGAACGAGGTCGAGCTAGTCCGTGAGCTGGGTGGCAAGGTCTATCGGATCGACCGACACCAGGCAGCCAACGATGATGTCCATCCGTCCGAGGCGCTGATTCTGGACCTGGAAGTCGATGGCGTCGTGCGGAATATATCCGACACCGCCGCCCACTTCGCAGAATACATCGAGTGCCTGTTCGGGCTGCAGCATTCGCGCCTACCCAGCTCCATCAGGTCCGACCCGTAGTGGCTGCCCACGCCCGCGTTGGCCCGTCATCGCTCACCCGCGTCATCCTGTGCCGCGGCTCCGTGCGCGCGACGGACGGCCTGCCGAACCCCGACAGCGAGGCGTCGGCCGAGGGCACCGTCCTCCACGACATCGCCGCCGACTGTATGGAGAACGGCCTGGATGCCGAGGACTTCGTCGGTCAGACCTACAAGCAGGGCGGCTTTGAGTTCACGATCGGCTACGAGGACGATGAGGTCGATCCGCGTTGCATGAACGACGCCATGGATTGGGCGCGTCAGCAGCCCGGTCTGCGGTTCGTCGAGCAGCGCGTCGAACTAGATCCCTGGATGCCGGACCAGTTCGGCACGCTCGATCTCGGCTGGCTCTACGAAGACCTGCTGACCGTGTTCGACTGGAAGTTCGGCCGCGGCGTACTGGTCCGCGTCATGACCAACGACCAGCTCCGGGCCTACGCGCTGGGCCTGCTGCGCCTCATCCGGGCGCTCGGACACCCAGACCCTACGCGCATCAGGATCATCATCGAGCAGCCGCGCTGCCCCGGCGGCGCCCGGTACTTCGAGCCCTGGGAAATCACGCTCGCCGAGCTGCTGGAATGGGGCGAGTTCATCAAGGGCGTGATGTTCGAGATCGACGATCCAGACGCGCCCCGACATGCCGGCGAGAAGCCGTGCCGGTTCTGCACTGCCCAGAACAAGCCCGAGGGCTGTCCCGAGCACACGGCCTTTGAACTCGACCTGGTGGGCCTGAAGTTCTCCAACCTGGACGAAGACGACGAACCCTCGCTGCCGGACTACGACCTGCTGACGCCCGCCCGCCGCAGCTACATCGTCCGCCACAGGTCGATGTTCACGGCCTGGCTGGAGCGCCTCCATGCCAGCGCGCTTGAGGATGCCTTGATCGGCAACCCGACGCCAGGCCTGAAGGCGGTAGACGGTCAGCGCGGCAATCGGACCTACACCGACGCCGCGGCGGTCGAGGCCTTCCTCATCCCGATTCTCGGTGACAAAACTTTCAACCAAAAGTTGATTACACCACCAAAGGTTGAGGCTATAATGATGCCCGGCAAAAAGAAGCCGGGTCACCCCGCCGCCTGGGCGGAACTGCAGGACTTCATCACCCAGAGCGACGGCAAACCCATCCTCGTCTCTGAGGACGATCCTCGGCCCGCCAAACAGGCGGCCGTTGACCGGTTCGAGGACTTAGACGCCCCCGAGCTTTCCACCACCTGAAACCGTGAAAACGAGAAACCGAAGGAGCCACCATGGCTGAAGAAGAGAAGAAGTCGGCAGTCGCCGGCACCGAAGTCCAACTGACCAACGTCCGTCTGTCGTTCGAGCACGTGTTCGTGCCGACCGCCTCGATCGCCGGTGGCAAGCTGAAATACCGCGCCACCTTCCTGATGGACCCCGAGACCTCCGAGGGCAAAAAGAACATCGCCCGCTGCGAAAAGGCGATGGCTGCGGCCGAGATGCACACCTTCAAGAAGACGGGCATCAAGTACAAGGACGACCGCTGCTGCCTGACGGATGGCGAGGACAACGTCAGCCAGACCACGGGCGAGCCCTACGAGGGCTACGTCGGCATGAAGGCCGTCTCGGCGGCCAACGGCAAGCGAATCCAGGTTGTGGACCGCAACCCGAAGGTTCCGATCATGGCCGACGACGACAAGGTCTACAGCGGCTGCATGGTCAACGCCGTGATCCGCTTCTACTGCATCAAGGACCCGGAAAAGGGCGGCAATGGCTGCTTCGCGTCGCTGGAGTGCGTGCAGTACGTCAGCAAGGGCGTGGCGTTCGGCGCCGAGCCGGTCGATGCGTCCACCAAGTTCGCCAACCTCGGCGACGACGATGACGGCATCGACGACGACATCGGCTGATCCACCCTTCGGTTACCCCGGCGTGGGCCGGGGGAATCAACCTTTAGTTGAGGATGCTATGCAAGACGTAATGGTCGATCTCGAAACCCTGGGTGACACCCCTGGGAGCGCCATTCTGTCCATCGGCGCCGTCGCGTTCGACCCCGAAACCGGCGAGATCGACGACGGCTTCTACACCGTGATCAACGTCAATTCCTGCGTTGTCGCCGGGCTGACCTTCACCCAGGGTACCTTGGACTGGTGGAAGAAACAGTCGCCCGAGGCCAGGGGCGTCCTGAAGGCCGCCTACGCTGACACAGCCCCATCGCTGCACACGGCCTTGATCGCGCTGAACGCCTACCTGGCGCGCTTCGGCGGCCTGCGGAATTGCAAGGTCTGGGGCAACGGCGCCAGCTTCGATAACTCGATGCTCACCTTGGCCTACAAGGGGGCAGGCGCTCCGCTGGGGTGGCAATTCTGGAACGACCGCGGCTACCGGACCCTGAAGAACGAGTGGCCGCAGGTACCGCTTGGCGTCCGCGTAGGGGTCTTCCACAACGCCCTGGACGACGCCAAGACCCAGGCCGCGCACGCCCTGGAAATCTACGCTTTCAAGCGCCGCGTCCTGGCGGCCTTCGCCACCCAGGGACAGGTGGCCGAGATTGTCGGCAAAATAGACGCGGTGCTGACCCGGATTGAAGCCGAGGTCGAGGAAGACCTCGTCGGCTGATGGCTACGCTGATCACCGATACCGAATGTTTTCCCGGCTTCTGGTGCGCAGGCTTCAAGGTCTACGAGACCAAGCAGGTCATCGTTCTGGAGCACAGCGCCCGCCGGCCGCTCGATCGCGCCAGGCTTGAGCGCCTCATGCGCGCCCACCGGATCATCACCTTCAACGGCCTGTCCTACGACATGGCCATGATCTGGGCGGCGATCCGTGGCTACTCCACCGAGAAGCTGAAGATCCTCAATGATCAGATCATCCAGGGCCGCGTGCGCTGGTGGGAGCTGGAAGACCTGCTCGGCTTCAAGCTCCCGAAGCTCAACCACATCGACCTGATCGAGCCGCAGCCCAACGCCATCGCCAGCCTGAAGACGCTGAACGGGCGCCTGCACGGCAAGAAGATGCAGGATCTGCCGTACCCGATCGACGCCATCCTGACGCCCGAGCAGATGGATCAGACGATCGCCTACATGGGCAATGACCTGGACGCGACCGAGCTGCTGTTCGAGTCGCTCAAAGAGCCCCTGGAGCTGCGCGAGGCGATCAGCGCCGACCTCAAGATCGACGTCCGGTCGAAGTCCGACACCCAGGTCGGCTTCGCCATCCTGAAGAAGCGGATCGAAGACGCATCCGGCGAGCGCTTGGGCAAACCCGTCGTCCGGCTCGGCAGCACATTTACCTACCACATCCCGGAATACATCCGGTTTCAGACGCCGCAACTCCAAGAAATTCTGGAGCAAATCAGGGCGTATCACTTCGTCGTAAAAGACACCGGCAAGGTAGAGTTGCCGAAATTCCTCAGCGCGACGAAGATCAAGATCGGTGATCTAGAATACCAGATGGGGATCGGTGGGCTACACTCCACCGAAGCCAATCGTTCGGTCTTCTCGACTGAGGATGCTGTACTGATCGACGCTGACGTCGGGTCCTATTATCCGGCTATCGCGATCAACGGCGAGATGTACCCGCCGGCCCTGGGCAAGATCTCGGTGTCCATCTTCCGCGGCGTCCGGGATGAGCGGATCGTCGCCAAGCGCGCCAAGGCTAAGACCAAGGCCGAGGGCCTGAAGATCGCCCTGAACGGCGGTCTTTTCGGTAACACCAGCAACCGGTACTCGCCGGCCTACTCGCCCGTGATGACGATCGCCATCACCCTGACGGGGCAGCTCGCGCTGCTGATGTTGATCGAGCGCGCCGAGAGCGCCGGCATAACGGCCGTCAGCGGCAACACGGACGGCGTGACCTTCCTCTGCCCGAAGGCCCAAGCCAATCCGATCGAGAACGACCGCCTGCTCCCCTGGCCGGAAGACCGCAAAATCTCCTTCAGCTCGACCCTGAAAGAGATCACCGACCAGTGGATGACCGCGACCGGCTTCGACCTGGAGTTCGTCGGTTACAAGTCGATGCACAACGCCTCGGTGAACACCTACTTCGCCATCAAGAACGACGGCAAGGTCAAACGGAAGGGGCTCTACTCGAACCCCTGGAACGACCCGAGCGCCATCCGTGAGCAGCTCATGAAGAACCCGAACATGACCATCTGTTCCGACGCGGCCTTGGCCTTCATCCAGCACGGCACGCCGGTCGCCCAGACGATCCGCGACTGCGCCGACATCCGCCAGTTCGTGACCGTCGTGAACGTCCAGGGCGGCGGGACCTGGCGAGGCGAATACCTCGGCAAGGTGGTGCGGTTCTACTGGGGCGAGGACGGCGATACCATCCTCTACAAAACCCCGCACGCGACGACCGGCAACTTCAAAAAGGTCTCGAAGACGGACGGCGCCCGCCCGCTGATGACGCTGCCGGACAAGCTGCCGGCCGACATCGACTACGCCCGCTACATCGCCGAGGCGAATGACATCTTGATTGACGTCGGCTTCCGAGCCGCGCCGCCGGCGCCTGTGAAGCTCAAGCCCCTCAAGCTGAAGCCAAGGCAAGCCCTCCTGTACGCCTGCATTTTTCCTTAATAATCAACCATATAGTTAGGACTCAACCGTGCGCGAACTCGTCGTCGAAACTGAAGGCTCAAAGCTTTTCACGTCCACGGGCTGGCGCGTTTACAAGGTCGTCTTTCCCGGCGTCCGCGGCGCCCCCGATCGGTGGATGCTGAAGTCAGGGATCTGGGCGCTCGTCGAATACAAGAAGTTCGGCGAGAAGCCGGACGCCCAGCAGCAGAAACGCCACAACGAACTGCGCGGCCAGGGCCAGCGCGTCTGGGTGATCGACAACATCCCCGCCATCTACGCGCTCCATGCGAAGCTGGAAGCCGAGATCGCAGCGCGTGCTCGATGATCTCATCCGCGTTGCCCTGGAGATCTGGCCGACCGACCTAAGACCAGTCAGGACGTGCTCCTGGGCGCGTGAGGACTTCCGCGACTATCAGGTGCAGCTCACCGACATGGTCAAGCTGTGCGTCCGGCCCGGCCCAAAGAAGAAACCCGGCATCATTCTGGCCCTGGAGCCGGGCGCCGGGAAGACGGCGATCGTGCTGACGGCCGCCCGCGATCTGCTCGACGAAGGCACGATCCGCAAGGCGCTCGTCACCGCCCCGCTCCTGGTCGCCAAGACCGTCTGGTCTGAAGAGATCGGCGAGTGGGAGCACCTGAAGGACACAACCTGGACGCTGATCCGCGCCGAGGACGATGACCCGGAGATCGTGGCGGCAGGGGAGGCGGCCTACGCCAAGGCCTTCGCCTTCCACTCGACCCTGTTCGAGGCCGAGGTCATGAACGAAGCCCGGCGCAACCCGAGCCAGGCCTCAGCGCGCAACATTGTCCGCGACCGCTGGGCGCGCGACGCATTCGACATGCTATCCGCCGAGGACCAGGCTCAGCTCAGGCGCCCGCGTTACAAGGGCGATGACCCGCTGCTGATGCAGGCGGCGCTCGCGGCTGGCGCCCAGAAGATGCCGAAGGCCACCCCATCCGACCTGGCCAATCTCCACCGCATGGAGGCCGTCGCGACAGCCAAGGAGACGCTCCTGCGTCGGCTAGCGGCCGAGCCGACCGAGATCCACATCATCAACAAAGAGGCCCTTCTCTGGCTCTGGAATCACTTCGGCGAAGGTAGCCGCTGGCCCTACGACATAATCATCGGCGACGACCTGCGCGAGTTCCGATCCGGCAAAGCGCGCTCGGCCGGCGGTGTCGCCGTCACCGCGAAGGGTAAGAAGGCCGCGGCGCCGCTGTCGCGCTGGGGCGTCCTGGCCGCGGCCCGCAAGCACGTCAAGGCCATGATCGAGTTGACGGGCACGCCGACGCCCAAGGGCCTGCACAACCTCTGGGGGGTGGCCTACCTGGTGGACCTCGGCGAGCGCTTGGGCCTGAACCTCGAAGCGTTCATGCGGCGCTACTTCGACGTCAACCAGTACGATCGCTCGATCGAGCCTCGCGAGCACGCCTTCGCTTCCATTATCGGCAAGCTGAAGGACATCATGTTCAGCTTGGACCCGAAGGCGATCGGTGAGCTGCCTCCGTTCCTGCCGGTGCCAATCCGCGTCGAGCTGCCGGCCGATGTCCTCCAAGCCTACAAGACCTTCAGGAAGGAGCTGGTCTCCGAGGAATACGACGTCGAGGCCGTCAACGGCGGGGTCCTGCACGGCAAGCTTCTGCAGTTCGCCAACGGCTCGATGTACCAGGAGGATGGGAACGATATCCACATCCACGACCTTAAGATCGAAGCTTTGAAGAACCTGGTGGAGGCCCTCGACGGCACGCCGCTGCTCGTCGCTTACACCTTCCAGTTCGACATCGAGCGAATCATGAAAGCGTTGCCGAAGGCCGTCCTGTTGACGCCGTCGAACGCGCTCGACTTCACGCGGCGCTGGAACAAGGATGAGATAGCAGTCGGGCTCGTTCACCGCGCATCGGCAGGTCACGGCCTGAACATGCAGAAGGGGACGGGTCATATGTGTGAGTACGGTCTGACCACAGACGCGGAGCTGTTCTTGCAGTTCAAAAAGCGGATATTGCGGTCAGGTCGAAAGACGTCGGTGATTAACCACATCATCATCGCCAAGGGCACGATCGACGAAGACGTTTATCCTATGTACCTCAACCCCCGGATAGAGAATCAGGAGCAAATTCTTGAGGCTCTCCGACTGACTCAGCGTTAACCGTGTCAAGAGAAAAAGTTGATAATGAGTCAATTTTAGGTTGACCAATTGTCGCACCACAAATAAACATCTCAACAGAAAGTTGGCTCCCCTCAACTTTATGGAGTGATGAAATGACCACCGAGCCCGAGGTTCCGCCTGCTGCTCGCCTGATCCGTGAGAACGGAAAGGAAGTCCGTGAGCCCGGCTTCGCCAAGCGTTTGCAACAGGCGATGGACAACAATCCCTACGTGCCAGACATGATGTATGGCCGGATGACCTGGGTCCGAAAGGAGCTAGAGAGCCGGTTTGGCGTCAAGGTCAGCCTGCAAGGTCTCGGCCGCTGGTATTATGGTGAGACCAAACCAAAGGTTGGAAATCTGGTTGCCCTGGCCAAGCTCCTGGACGTTGACTCGATCTGGCTGGCGCACGGTATTGAATCCGAGATGACGCCGCGCGAACAGAAAGTCCGTAACGCCCTGGTCGATGGCGCCGTCAATCTTGTCGCAGGCTTGATCCAGATGAACGGCGGCCACCCCGCCTTCCCCGAGTCTGACGATGAGCGGGCCGAGAAGAGTCGGATTGATCTCTACGCGATCATCAAGGGCGCGCAGTACGCCTTCCATGTCTCCACGGCCCAGGAAGTCCCTGGCGCCCAGCGGTTCATCCTGCCAACCAACTATATGGAGGCGTTTCAGATGGGTGTCGTGCTGACCGACATGGCCGGCATCACTTTGATCGAGATCACCGAAGACCTGGTCGAGCAGCGCGGCACGAAGAAGGGTCACGGCTTCGAGGTCATCCTGAACGAAGCGGAGATCGAGGCTGCCAAGATCCACAGCCTTCGCAACCGATTGTAGGAAATAGTCAACTTTGGGTTGACTAAAAGGTTGAGTTTCATCTAGGGTCTTCAGAGAAATCTGGAGGCCCTTTTTCATGTCTCTCGCCGACGTCAAGCGCGCCACTTTCCGCCCTAGCGGCTACCGCACGCTCGGCTATGCCGAGGGCGAAGGACCGAAGGCCGCGCGGTTCGACTACCACGGCTGGAAGGTCTGGATTCCCTACACCGCCCTGGTGTTCGCCGAGGGCCGCTTCCAAGCCCCGCTCTGGGCCATCGAGTCATCCAAGAATTATCAATCGAAACGTGAGGACATAACCATGACGGAACAACGACGCTTCTTCCCCATCCAAGTCGGTGACGGGCCGCTGAACACGCGCGCAGCCCAGACCCACCTGAAGAACTGCACCGCCGGCTGGTGGACCGCCCTGAAGGATGTCCCTGCGATCTCTGCCGGCGACGCCCTGCACGGCAAGCGTAACGTCGGCGAGCTGCTGATGCTCTGTGTGTCCGAGGTCGCCGAGGGTGCCGAGGGTTGGCGCGAGTCCCTGATGGATGACAAGCTGCCCGATCGGGAAATGATCGAAGTCGAGCTGGCCGATGTGGTGATCCGCGTGCTGGACCTGTCGGGCTCGGCCTCCCTGGACCTGGACGGCGCGACGCTCGATCTGCAGAACGCCGGGCTTACGGAACATCTCCATGGCCAGAACATGGAGGGCTATCTGCTCCTACTGGTCTGCGAGTTCGCCGCGGCGATGGAGGGACACCGGAAGTCAGCGCCCGACCGCAAGCTCCCGCAACGTCAGGCCTTCGAGGTCCGCCTTGCCGCCGCGCTCTTGCTTGTCGGTGAGATCGCCGCTGAGTTTGAACTCGACGTCGAAGGCGCGATCATCGAGAAGGAAGCCTTCAACGCCCAGCGCGAGGACCACAAGCTCGAACAACGTCGCCTGGCCGGCGGGAAGGCGTACTGATCATGGAAGACGCTGATTTCCAGGCTGGCGATGTGGTGGTGCTGAAGTCGGGGTCGCCGCCGATGACGGTGGCGCGGACCTGGGTGGACGACCGCTACGCCGCCAACAGGCAGTACGCCAACTGCGTCTACTACAACCCGGTCCTGGGCAACATCGAGAAGAACCTCAACATCTGCGTCGATCTGATCGAAGCGGCCCCACCCGGTCATGTGGTGCTGCGATGATCCTACCCACCTGGATTCCAAAGGTCGGCCGCCCGTTCAACCCGGATTACGCTGAGACCTGGGAAGTCATGGATGACAACGCTAAGCGTTGGTCCTGGCTGTTCGATGCTGCTGTCGTGGTGGTCATGATCGGCGTGCTGCTGGTCTTCAGCCGATTAAGTCCTCATCATCTTCTGCCAGTCGATCGAGGAAGTCTGCCCACCATTGCATCATGATCTTGCGGCCGGGTAGATACTCGGCAGCATTGTAGGCCTCGCGTACCTGGTTCTTGTCCTTGTGCGCGAGCTGCCGCTCGATCCAGTCGCGGTGAAACCCGTGCTCGTTGAGGACAGTGGACGCCATCCGCCGGAAGCCATGGCCGGTCATGTCTGTCGTCCCGTAGCCCATCCGCCGCAGCGCCGCGTTGATGGTGTTCTCGCTGATCGGCCGGGTGATCGAGCGCACCGCCGGGAACAGCAGTTCGCCCGGCGTCATCCCCATCGCCTCCCGGACGACCGCGACGGCCTGGCGCGAGAGCGGGACGAAGTGGGGGAGGGTCATCTTCATCCGCTCGGCTGACAGCGTCCAGATCCCGGCGTCCAGATCGAACTCCGACTTGGCGGCGAACCGCAGCTCCTTCGACCGCACGAACGTCAGCGCCACAAGCTGCAGGGCCGACCGCGTCGCGAAGTTGCCATCGTAGCCGCGCAGGGACCTCACCAGCGGCCCGATCCTTTTCGGATCGAGTATGGCGGCGTGGTGGGTGACCTTGGGTGCCAGGGTGGCTCCCCTGAGCGGCACGGTAGGATCGTGGATCGCCCTGGCCGTGCGAATCGCGAACCGGAACACGGCGCTGCAGGTCGAGCGCAGGCGAACCGCGCTTTCCAGCCGTCCGGTCTTCTCCACCCGTGCCAGGATCTCCAAAACTTCCGGCGGCATGATGTCGGCGACAGGTCTGTTGCCCAGCATCGGGTAGGCCAGGCTCAGAAGCCAGGTGTGCTTCTTGATCGTGCCGGGGGTGGCGCCGTCCGCCGTCCGCCGCAGGAGCCATTCCTCGGCGACGACCTTGAAGGTGTTCGCTGAGCTGACGGCCGCCGTGATCTTGGCCAGGCGCTTGACGACGGACGGGTCCTGGCCACCGGCCAGTGTCTTGCGAGCAGTCTCGCGCGCCGCCCGCGCCGCGCCCAGGCCAACCAACGGGTAGGCGCCGAGGGTCAGCTTTTTCTGCTTCCCGCTGAACCGGTAGGCGAGATTCCAGGCCTTCGACCCGTTGGTCCGCACCAGTAGGTAGAGTCCGAAGGCGTCGCTGAGCTTGTAGTCCTTCGCCCGAGCCTTGGCCGATCGGACCTCTAATTCGGTGAGCGCCATGTGCCCTCTGTTGGCCTGGAGAGGGTAGCTCTGGCAGAAGGCCACCCGAAAGGCCAACAAAAACGGTGGCTCTATACGGAACTTCAT